AATGTGACCGGGAATGTGACCGGGAATGTGACCGGGAATGTGTCTTTCGGCGCTGGCTCTGCTGGATCGCCCGGTCTTTCTGTTACTGGCGATTCAGATACGGGGATTTTTTCGCCTGGGCCGGATCAGTTGGCGGTATCGCTTGGTGGTGTGCAAACGTTTTATTTGCAGCCTTCTTCTGCACGCCTGAATCATGCGTCCGAAACGCTGCTCTTCCTTGACAGTCCTGGCGCCAGTGCGAGTGTTTTGAAATACACGCAAATCTTATCCGCGAACGAAGGGGGGTATGCTCTCACCTCAATGAGGTCGGCAATTAAAACTGATGGGTCAAGTGATCTTGATTTCATGGTTACGCCGGCGGGTTCGCGCACTTCAGATCGCCGTGCTGTCAGGCTTTCTATTCCGGGTTCCGGGCAAATCACCATGAATGGCGGTCTTGGCCTTAATGCGGGCACCGCTGCCGCGCCTGCGTATAGCTTTAGTGGTGATACAGACACGGGCTTTTATGCGCCTGCGGCGAATGTGCTGGCCGTATCCTTGGGCGGCTTTGAAGTAGCTAGGTGGGAAACTGGGCGTTACCAAATAGCCGGGCCGGATGGCGCCACGCTGTTTCGCGTTTCTGGTGCATCTTATGCGCTTCGTTTGCAATCCTTAGCCAGCACCGGTATGAGTGTAGAAGCGGTAAATCCTGCCGAAGCCAGCTTTCAACCTTTGCTTTTGGGTGGTTCTGTTATTGATTTTCGCTTGTCTGGCACGAAAACGGCAGGCATCACTAGCGGCGGCGATCTGCAATTCAATTCTGGTTATGGGTCCGTTGCCACGGCTTTTGGCTGCCGCGCTTGGGTGAACTTCAACGGCACCGGCACGGTGGCCATCCGCGCTTCTGGTAATGTATCTTCCATCACAGATAATGGCACAGGCGATTACACGGTGAACTTCACCACGAATATGCCGGATGCGAATTATTCTTACAATGTCATCGCTGCTTCTGGAACAACAAATGATCCGCTGCGCGTGGGAATAAATGCAACAGGCGGCGGCTTTGCTGAGGTCGCTCCAACATCTTCGGCGTTTAGGTTTTTTCTCAATAATTCTAACAATAGCGCGCAGGTTGATGCAAAATACGTCAACGTTTCAGTGTTCCGCTAAAGGACCATAACCATGCAAGCAATTATCTACCCAAACGACCAAGGCGGCATTGCCGTAATCATCCCAGCGCCGGATTGCGGTATTCCGCTATTCGAGATTGGCCGGAAGGATGTGCCTGCGGGCGTGGCCTTTCGCATCATCCCAACATCGGGCATCCCGCAAGATCGCACCTACCGCGAAGCCTGGACCGCTGATTTCAGCGCGCCGGATGGGTATGGTATTGGTGCCGGTGCGTGGTTTGCCGAACAAGAGGAGGCTGCAAATGATCCAGATTGACATGGCGAAGGCGGTTGAAATTCAGCGCAACCGTATCCGTGCCTTGCGTGAGCCATTGCTTGCCGCGCTTGATGTGGAATTCATGCGCGCGGTAGAAAGGGGCGATCAGGCAGAACAAGCCCGAGTGGTGGCGGAAAAGCAAAGGCTACGGGATTTGACTAATGACCCGCGCTTAACTGCCGCACAGACTGTGGATGAATTGAAAATTATCACGGTTTAAGAAAAGTGATATGCCCCTAAAGAAACTTACATTCACGCCAGGAATACAGCATGACGGATCACGTTATGCTTCTTCTGGTTCTTGGTCTGATGTGGATAAGGTAAGGTTTAGGTCTGGCGCCCCTGAAAAAATTGGGGGCTGGCAGAAGGCCACATCTGTTCCTTTTCAGGGTGTGTGCCGGAGTTTGATTTCCTTTACTGACTTGCAGAATAACTATTTTCTTGGTGTCGGGACACATTTGAAATTCTACATTGAGCGTGGCGGTACATACAATGACATTACACCGATCCGGGCAACGATAGTTCAATCCAACCCCTTCACTACGGTAAATGGCTCCCCCACCGTCACTGTGACTATTCCTAGTCACGGGGCTGTAGTGAATGATTTTGTCGTGTTTTCCGGCGCCAGCGCCGTTGGCGGGCTAGTGCTGAATGGCGACTATCAAATTACCACTGTGGTCAATTCTAGTGTGTTCACCATTACCGCCCCGACAAACGCCACATCAAGTGTCACGGGTGGCGGCACGGTAACGGCTGCCTTTCAAATACAGGCTGGTTTGGATTCTACCCTATATGGAAATGGATGGGGCGCTGGCCCTTGGGGTGGTATCACTGGCAGCGCGGCCTTTACTGGCTCTATCAGTGGGACAACCTTGACCGTTTCGGCGGTATCTTCCGGCACATTGGCTGTGGGTCAGTTGGTTGTTGGATTGGGCGTATCTGCATCACCCCCTGGTTCTAATGCAACCTACATAACAGCCCTAGGAACGGGTACAGGGGGCGTTGGAACCTACACGGTAAGTGTGTCTCAAACCGTAACCTCAAGGGCTATGACGGCCTATTCAGGGACGGGGTGGGGTACTGCCGCTACAAACCTAACCGTTGGTCAGAAACTTCGTGTTTGGTCGGCTGATAACTTTGGTCAGGACTTGGTTATTAACCCAAGGGATTCTGCCATCTACTATTGGTCTAATGCTTCCGGCTTGGGGGTGAGAGCGGTGCTTTTATCCAGCCTTCCGGGGGCTTCTGGCGTTCCGGCTGTTGCCCGGCAGATTATGGTGACAGATCAGGACCGGAAAGTATTGGCCTTTGGCTGCTCTGATATTGTTTCTGGCCTTCAAGATAGGCTGTTGGTTAGGTGGTCTGACACTGAGAATCCCGTTGACTGGACCCCGACAGAGATAAATTCGGCTGGTGGGATTAGGATTCCTGCGGGTTCTGAGTTTATGACTGCCTTGGAGACTCGCCAGGAAATACTTGTTTGGACGGATGCTGCTGTTCATTCAATGAGATACATCGGGGCGCCCTTTGAATACTCCATGGCGCAGATTGGCTTGACTTCACTTCTATCCCCTGGCGGGGTAGCGGCGGCTAATGACATGGTATTTTGGATGGGGACCAATGGGTTCTATGCCTACAATGGCCGCATTGCTGGCCTTCCCTGCTCCGTAAAAGACTATGTTTTCAATGACATAAACTACGATCAAGCCGAAAAGATTACAGCCGGTAGTAATATGGCGTTCAATGAAGTTTGGTGGTTTTACCCTTCGGCCAATTCATCTGAGAATGACCGCTATGTAGTGTATAACTACAATGAAAATGTATGGTTTGTCGGGTCTATTGTAAGGACGGCTTGGATTGACCGGGGGATTGAAGATTATCCCCGTTCCGCTTCGACGGACGGGTTTATCTACTTCCATGAACTAGGGCAGGATGACGGGTCTGTGAATCCCTTTGCCCCTATTACGGCCTATATTGAAAGCGCCCCGTTTGAGATTGGGGAGGGTGAGCAGTTTGGCTTTGCGTGGCGCATGATCCCCGACATTGCCTTCAGGGATAGTGCCAATGCCAACCCTTCTGCTAATTTCATATTGAAAACCCAGGACTATTCGGGTGGGAATTTCAAACAGACCTCCAGCAACAACACGGTTAGAACTGCAACCATGCCGATTGAGCAATTCACAGATCAGACTTATTTCAGGCTACGGGGCCGGATGATGAGTTTGAGGGTGGAAAGTACGGCTGTAGGTGTTGCTTGGCGCCTAGGGGTTCCTAGGATTGACGTTAGAACGGACGGGCGCCGATGATTGGCCGGGCGAGGCTACCTACCCCACCGGAGGTTTATGATCACCAATGGGCCGATCAATTCCATAGGGCTATAGATCAGAACCTAGACAGGGCGTTTGAGGGTTCTCCTAACTTTGCCGAGGCTTCCGGGTATTATGGTTCGTTCTATGATACCACGACACAGAACGCGGCGGCGGCAAATACGCCCTACGCAATGAGGCTTAACTCAACGGTTTCAGCGAATGGCGTGGCTGTAACTAATAATAGTCGCATTACGGTAAAGAGTCGCGGTGTATATAACCTACAGTTTTCGGCACAGATAGATCAAAGTAGCGGTTCCAATCATTACATCTGGATATGGTTAAGAAAAAACGGTATAGACGTAAGTAATTCAACTGGTAAGGTTTCTATTCAGGGAACAAAATCTGAGTTAATTCCTGCCTGGAATTTCGTTATACCTTTACTTGGTGGGGATTACTTGGAAATTATGTGGGCCGTGGAAGATACTGCTGTGCAACTTATAGCTGAAGCTGCGACTGCTTTTTGTCCTGCTATTCCATCTGTTATAGCAACGGTTACGTCAATCTAGGGGTAATGTCATGAAGAATGTAGCCAATGGTCTAGCGAGATATGGCCGGAATGGTGACAATAATCTTGTCCATGTGAGCGACAAGGAACTTGCTGGCATTGAGCAGTTGACGGGCCGAAAGTTCACAACCAACCCAACAACGGGATTGCCGGAAGCCTTTAACTTTGCGTCCTTGCTGCCTGTGGTGGCTGGTGTTGGTGGAACCATTGTTGGTGGTCCTTTGGGTGGTGCGGCGGCTGCTGGTTTGACTAGCGCGGCTGTATCTAAGGCGCAGGGTGGATCAACGGAAGAGGCGCTTACTAAGGGTTTGATTTCCGGCGTCACAACGTATGCCGGTGGTCAGTTGTTGTCTGGTGTTGGGGATGCGGCTGGCCAAACGGCAACAGCGGCGGCGCAAGGCGCAAGTCAAAGTGCCGCTCAAGGGGGTGCCGAGACTGCGGCGCAAGCTGCTTCTGCCCTGAATCCAATGGCAAGCAATGCGGGCTACGCTGGTGCGGAAAGCGTTGGGCAAGCCGCTGGTTATCAGGGTGCCCTTGGACCCGCGACCGGAATAGAAGGAAAACTAGCCGCTGCTGGTGAAAGTGGCCTTCAGTTTGGTGGACGCCTTTCAAATGTCGCATCTGATCCAAGCGCCGCGCTGGATAAATTAGGCTCCAATATTGTTGCCAATCCCATTAAAACCGGCATATTTGCTGGCGGCACATACGCCACCGCTACCGGCGCCTTTGATGCCCCTAAGATGCCGGGCGAAACCCCGTATGATCCGAGTAGGTATCCAGAGAGGCTCCCGGCAAATCCCCGCCGCTGGAACGCGCCCCCGTCTAGCTATCAACCTGGGGTTTCCCCCGAGTATCGGTATTTTGCCAAGGGCGGTCTAGCCGATCTTCGGGAAGGCAACCAAGAGACAACGGCAAACCTGATGAATGAAGCCAAGGCTGCATTGTTGGGTGAGCATCCTAAGCCACAGGAAGCCATTGAACGGTTCCGTAATGTGATGGGTGATGATGCCTTCATGGCCTTAAAGGATAGGATTTCAGCCGGGCGCATTAAGGGCGCGGGCGGTGGATTGGATGATCTAGTCCCCGGCACTATCGAGGGGCGCCAAAAGGTTAGGTTGGCAGACGGCGAATTTGTCATTCCCTCGGACGTGGTTTCCGCGATTGGCGACGGCTCAACTGACGCTGGCGCTAGGCGTTTGCATGAAATGATGGATGGTATTCGCAAGCAAAAGACAGGATCAACAAAGCAACCAGCCCGACTAAAGGCCGGTTCATTGGTTCATGAACAATGAAAGCATTTCCGGTTCCAACTGAATACTTGCATTTAGTTTGGCCGGAAGTGTCTATATTATTCGGGCCAGCCATAAAGTATGTTAATGGGCGGTTTGATGAAGAAGATGTTTTGCGTGATCTTCAGAATGAACTAACTTGTCTTTGGATTGCCGTTAATGATAATGATGAAATCGTGGCGGCTGCGTCTGTTAAGATTGTAGATTACCCAAAGCGTAGATTTGCTAGGTATGAAATGGTTGGAAGTAAATCCAACACTATATTGAAGCAGTGGGGATTTCTTTTGTTTGAAGCTATAGAAGAACATGCTAAGAATGTTATGGGCTGCTCTGGAATTGAGGGTGGCGGCAGGCTTGGTTGGGTGAAGATGGGCGCCAAACTAGGGTATAAATGGTCTGGCGTTTTTGTGGAGAAGGATTTTTAATATGCCTAGTGGTGGTGGCGGCGGTCAACCTACGCAAAGCACAACCAATACTTCCAATCTTCCAGAGTATGCTCGCCCATATTTTGAGCGGATGATGGGGCGGGCAGAGGAAGAATCAAACCAGCCTTATGTTTCGTATGGTGGTCAACGGATTGCTGGATTTACCCCCGATACACAAGCTGGCTTTGAGCAAACCCGTAACGTCCAGGGCGCCCAGAATGTCCAAGCTGGCTCTGCTTTGGTTGGGGCGGCTGGCTTGCGGGGGTTGGGGGCGTCTAACTACCAATCCAATCCAATTCAGCAATCATCCTTTGGTTCGCAGCAAGCCGAACAGTATATGTCGCCCTACATGCAGCAGGTGATTGACCGGCAGAAGGCATCGGCTGTTCAAGATTTCCAAGAGGGTCAGGCGGGGCGTGATACCCAGGCTATTAGGGCGGGTGCCTTTGGTGGATACCGTCAGGGTATTCAAGAAGGTGTAGCGCAACGGGGTCTTGGTCGGCAGCTTTCAGACATTGAAGGGGCTGGCCGTCAAAAGGCTTTTGAGCAGGCCCAGGGGCAGTTTGAACGTGATCGGGCTGCATCTATCCAGGCGCAAGGTTTGACCGAACAGCAGCGCCTTGCCGGGACGCAGTTTGGCTTGTCTGGTGCTGGCCTTGCTATGCAGGCTGGTTCTGGCTTGGGCCAGCTTGGGGCCACCGAACAGGGGCTTGGGTTGCAGCGGGCGCAGGCATTACAGCAACAGGGCGGTGTTCAACAACAGCAAACGCAACGCGGTATTGATATGGCTTATCAGGATTTCTTGGATCAGAGGGATGCGGAGCGAGGCAACATTGACTTCCTTTCTCGCATTTTGCGCGGGACGCCTATTACCCCGAGTACGGTCCAAAACACTTACGCTAATCCCAATCCATTGACTCAGTTTGCTGGCTTAGGTTTGGCTGGCTTGGGCGCTTATAATCAGTATAACCGGTGAGGTTGATATGAACATTCTTCAGGTTCAGGATGCACTAAAGAACGCATCTGATATGCAGCTTTCCGGTGAGTTGCAGAATCCTACTGGATTGGCCCCGTCTTATTTGGTGCTGTCAGAAATGAAGCGGCGCCAGCAAATGAGGCAGGGCGCGATGGCTAGTCCTGCCCCACAGTCTAGTATGGCAGAGGAAGCGGTAAGCCAGTCTGACTATTACCCTGAAGAACAGCCGCAAGAGGAAGAGTCTGGTATTGAGGCTTTCAGGGAAGGTGGTGTTGTGCGTATGGCTGAAGGGGGTGTTCCTCCGATGCCGGGCGCTGGATTGCCTGTCTTTAGGCCGTTCCCGTCTTTCCCTTCTGCTTCGCGCTCATCTAGCCCTCGCCTTCTTGACGCGGCTGCGGCGGAATTATCTTTGGACCCATCGCTTCGCACTCCCGCGATGATTGATAGTGTGGCGCAACAGTATGGTATTGACCCATCCGCCCTTGCGGAAAGGCTGAATATCCCCATGCCTAGCGCATCGCCCGCCGCCCCCGCGCCTGAAGCCCGCTCCCCGAGTCCGTCCAGCCCCGCTACGCAGGCCGGTGAGCGTACTGCCCCGACTGAAACGCCCGGTGGTCTATATGGCCCTCCCGCCCCTCCTGCTGGTGCTGCTGCCCCTAGGGCTGGCGCCTCTGAATCCCGTGGTGGTGCTATGCCATCTGGCGGGGGTATGCCTGCTGGTCAACCATCCGGCCAAACCACAGACCCCACCATACAAGCCTTGTATGACCGTCTAAGGGCTACCGGCAGGGGCCGGGAGGATTATCGTAAGGATGCTGTCAATACAGCCTTGATGCAGGCTGGCCTTGCTATGATGGCAAGCAAAGACCCTAACGCCCTTGGTAGCTTGGGGCAGGGTGGCTTGCGTGGTCTTGAGGCTTATACCCAAGAAATGCGTGAAGGTCGTCAGGGTGAGCGTCAGGGTATTCAGGATGAGATTATGGTTCGCCGCGCTCAGACTGAGGAAGCCTATCGTCGTGGCATTATCACCAATCAGGAACGTCAACTGCGGTTGGCTGAATTGCGGATGGGCCAAGCTGCCGGTGATCGTTCCGAGCGTCTTGCAGATAGGGCATCCCAACTTGAAGAAGCCAATAGGTTGCGCGCCGAGGCTCAAATGGGCCGGTTGATTCCAGCTATGGAGGGCAGAATAACTAGGCTAAATGAGCAAATTTCGGCGTTCTCTATGGCGAGAAATACCCCAGAGGGGCAAACGCCTAGGACTCGTGATCCTTCTATGCAGGGCGCTTATGACGCTTTGGTTAGTGAACGCGCTCGGTTGCAGAACCGCGTTAGAAACGCACAGGATTTCTTGATTGAGCGCGGTGGTGTTGACCTATCTACGTTGGATAGGCCAGCCCCCACACAGAATACCCCAGGACTTCCGCCCGGCGCAAGGTCAACACCTCTTTTCCCACGTTGAGGGTTAAATGAATTATTACATTCAGCTTCCCAATAATGAATATGTGGAAGTTCCACAGGGCGTATCGGAGGATGAAGCTAGGGCGCGCATTATGCGTGACCCGCGCTTCCGCCCTATTATTGATCAAGCCATTTCAGAACAATCTAGTATGCTCCCTGACTTGGCGGGTAGCTTTGTAAGGGGTGTTGGTTCTATCCCCACGGCAGTAGGGACGCTTACCGGCCTCGTGCCGGGGATGCAGGACAATCTTGTATCCCGTGGCCTTACATCTGCCGGTGAATATCTAAGCCAGCGCGGGACTGCGATGATGAGTCCTGGCGGGCAAATGCAACAGCGTTTGTTCCAAGCCGTGATGGAAGAGGCTGAAAACCAGGGCCTTGCGGATCAGGCTAAGATCGCATTGCGGGAAGCTATTTCCAATCCGCGTATGCTTGCCAATATCACGGCTGAAAGCATCCCGTCCCTTGTGACTGCCTTTGCCGGTGGTGCTGCGGTTCGTGGTGCGGCGATGGTTGGCTCCCGTCTAGCTGGCAGGCAACTTGGGGCAGAGGGCGCGCGTAGGGCTGCTGTTGCTGGCGCTATCGGGGCTGAATCAGTCCTTGAGGGCGGTGGTTCTGCTGCTGATGTGTATAAGCAGATTAAGGAACTGCCCGAGGAAGAACTACAGAAAAGCCCTGAGTATCAGGGTTTGTTGCGGAATATGAGTCCTGATGAAGCCAGGGAGTCTTTGGCCCGTAGTGCCGCTAGACAGGCTGGGCTACAGACTGCGGCTATATCAGGGACTATCGGCGCTGCATTGCCCGGCGTGGAAACCATGCCGTTTGCCAGGGCCACTTCCGCTGGCGTGACTCGACGTATTCTAACGGGCGCTGGGACTGAAGCGGTCCAAGAGGCCGGTCAGGAAGGTGGTGGTGCGTTTAGTGAGAACATTGCTAGGCAACGGGCAGAGATTGAACGTGAACTGACTGCTGGTGTTGGTTCCCGCGCTACGCTTGGTGCTGTGGTTGGTGGTATTACTGGTGGTGCATTTGGTGGTTTAAGGTCGTCTGCCCCTGAAGTTGACCGGACTGAAGATGTTGAGTTGCGTAATGCTTTGCAGGCGGGACATCCCGAGTTTCAGCGGGTGGCGGCTGGTGAGTTTGTTTCTTCCGTTCTTCCCGTATCGCAGGAGGAGTTTGCCGCTGCTTCACCAGAGGTGCAACAGAGGCTTCTCGGTATTGCCCAGGAGAGGGATGGGGGCGCCAAGCTAGTTTATTCTACATTGGGTGTAACCCGGCGTGAGTTTTTACAGGCATCCCCGGAACAGCAACGGGCGCTTGTGGAACAGGCTAAGGCCGTTCAAGCAGAATCCCAGCAACCAATTACCACACAAGCCGGTTCTCGTGCGGAGGCATATCAATTTGAGGCTGGCCGCGAGGCCCCGGCAACTTCTCCTGATGCTATGCAGGGTGAAACCCAAGCCGATTACTTCCGCCGCATTGCAGAGGAACGGGCGAGGGAAGCGCGGCAAGCGGAACGCCCGCAAGCCCCACCTGCGTCTGATATGTTCCGTGCTGCTAGGCAAACTAATGTTGTCGAGCCTGGAACATATACAGATGATTATGTATATCAAGAAATCAAAAATCTTGAAGAGAAAGAACTACAGAAAAATCCTGAATATCAAAAATTACTTCGTAATGGATTGAAGCCGGAAGATGCTAGGGAATCTTTGGCTCGTAGCGCCGCAAAAAGAACCACGGCTTTTACTCAGACACGCGCAACAGCAAAGTCCCCCAAGGCGTTTAGCCCGATTGTCGAGGGATACATTAGGCAGAAGGGATTGGAGTCACCAAGGACGCCAATTTCAATTCCGGTATTGCAGCAGTATTTAGCAAGGACATTTCCTGGCAAGCCCATTCCTATTAATCAACTTAAAGAGCAACTTGATAGATATGTTCTAAATCCGCAGCCGGGTTCTGGATTTATTCTGACAAAAACTGAATCTGGAAGTTATGTTCCGGTTGATGCTAACCCCATTACTAGGGATACTGGTGAGGTTAAGCGCGCCCCTGCCTCAAAGAAAGAGTCTGAAAAGGTGGCAACCGGAGAAAGAGCGACACCTATGGGTGTTCCGGCTGCTCCACCTGAAGGCCCAGGCTTCGCCTTACCTGCCGATGTGAAACAAACCCTTGAGGATTTGCGTCGTGGTGTAAAGCCACAACAACAATCCTTGGTGCAATTTCTTAGGAAGGCCGGTGGCTTAAACAACACTGGTTATATGGCCGGTGAGGTTTCCAATATCCTTGGTTCAAACAAAGCCCTTCCTGGCCTTATTAACAATCAACCCAGGACGCCAATTAAGAACCAGAATGGTAAGGTGGTTGGTTACAAGGGTGGCCTTACACTAGACCGGGCGCGGGAGAAGCTAGTTGAAGAAGGTTTCCTTCCCGAAGATGCAGACATTAACGATATGCTTAATGCCATCAGGGAAGAATTGTCCGGTGGTGGTGTCAACTTTGGTCTGACTGAGGATTTTGAGGGGCAGGAACGGCAACGTGCGGCGCAGCAACTAGAGCGCGCCCTAGATGAAGTCGGTGTATCTGCCCGTGATAGCGATGAAGATATTGCCCGCGCCCTTGGGTTTGAGGTTCAATCTCGTCCCGCGACGGAAGAAGATGTTGAAGCCCTAGACCGTGAACGGTTTGGTAATGTGCCACCTAAGCCGCTTGGACCGGCTGCTGAATACTCCGCCCGTGGTCAACCCGAACAAGCCCCTCAAACCGAGCAAGCAGCCCCTAAAGCCTTTGACTACATGGCGGTTATCAATGACCGCTTGAACAAGATCAGGGCCAAGGGTAAGCAGGGTGAAGCCATTGCTGCCGCTATTGAGAAGGAATTGAGAAGCGGTAAGTATCAACCGGAACAGCTTTATGCCGCCTTCAAGGGTGGTGAAGTGATGGCTGGTATTCTGCCTTCTGGTGCTAACCATGAGATTAGGTTTGTAGAGCGTATCCTGAAGGGTGATGTAGAAGCCCAAGGTCGCCGGTTGCCGCCCGAGAATACCGCGTCAGCGGGAATTATTGAGATTTCCCTATCCAACAATTTCCTTAACATGGTCCAAGAAACAGGCGCCCATGAAGCCTTCCACGTCCTTCAAGACTACTACGGCCAATATGATTCAGCCTTCAAGAAACTAATGGGTCAGTCCTTCAAGGACGGCATGACGCTGGATCAAGTTGATTCCACTATCAAGCGAAAACTACAGACAATCCGTATGCCGGGGTCTAAGCAATCCTATTGGGATTTCCTGACTTCTAGTTTGCCGGGGAAAATTGATAGCGCCCGTGAAGCCGAGGCTTATGTCTTTGGTTCATTGCATGATGCCGCCAAGCGCGGGATTCCAATGACCGGATTGAAGCCTGCCTTCACGCGGTTTGTGAATATGCTGACCAAGTTCACTCGGCGCATGGGTAATGCCCTGCGTGGTGATGGGTTCAATAGCCCTGATGATGTGTTTGGTAGGGTTGTAGAGGGTGATGCTGGTAGGTTTGCTGGTGAGGCCGCGCCTGAGTTTAGGGGTGGTGAGGAGTTTAGTAGCCGCCTTCCTGCCACCATTGAAGTAGATGGAGTATCCCGTCCTACCACCAATAGTGAAGGGCGCCCTATTCATCCTACAGAAGAAGGGGTGCGTAACTTCTGGCGGTGGTTTGGTGATAGTAAGGTGGTTGATGAGGATGGTAAGCCGCTGGTGGTTTATCATGGGACCGATAAGAGGTTCACTAAGGTCAATCTTAATAAGGGAACGCAGGGACTTTTTTGGTTCACGTCCGATAGGGCCGCGATTGAGGCGGGCGATGTTGGCGCTGCCGGTAGGGGCGTTATCATGGATTTATACGCCAAGATTGAAAGTCCCGCAAACTGGAAACAATACGACCAGCTATCACTTGGAGAATTTAGGTCGCGTGGACTTGATGGGGCCATTCTTCCCGAATCTGATGGCACTATGACTGGATTTATTATTGACCGACCCAATCAAATAAAATCAGCCGTCAACAACACGGGCGCCTTTTCCCCCGCTGATGCCCGTATCCAATACAGCGCCCGCACCTTACCCAAGGTAAGTTCCACATACCAAAGCGCCATTGACAAGGTAACGGGGACATACGGACAGGAGCCGGACAGCCTATTCCGTAGGGCGCTGGATGGCCTTACAGGGGCAAGGGCCAAATACACAATGCTGTATGGTGGCGATAAGCCCCAGCGGGTTAAGGCCACTGATAGCCTTGTCATGTCCAGCGTCAACCAATTCCATGCGGGCCATTTGGCTGACCAACTACTGAAATCCAAGGGCAGGCCGGATGCGGCTATTATTGGCCGGTCTTGGGAGTCTGCCAATAATAACGATGCCCGCATTGCATGGATGATGAACGGTAGTGGGTATAGGTTTGACAAAACCCGTGGGGTTTTGGTGCGCGATCCCAAGGTGAAATCCATCAAGGATATGTTTGCCAATAAGGTTCCCACCGATGAAGCTGGTCAAAAGCGTTTCCAAACCTACGCTGTGGCAAACCTAGAGCGTGATCTTCGTAAGCGGGGTAAGAAGGGCTTTCTTAACCTGACTGATACTGAGATTGCTTCTGTTATCCAAGAGTCTGAACGGTCCTTCCCGCAATGGAAGGAAGTGATTAAGGACTTGAATAACTGGAACAATAGCCTGTTGCAGTTGTTGGTGGATGCGGGGAACATTGACCAAGCCACCAAAGATAAACTGATGCAGGTGTTCTACACCCCATTGTATCGCAAGATGGAAGATGATGCTTACCATAATGCTGATATGGTGGTGGGGCCAGCAACGGCGGGGACGCTCAAGAATCCTAGTGACGCATTAAAGAGGCGTGAGGGTGGGGAAGAACCCATTGGTGATCTATTCGAGAACATTGTTCGGAATGCAGATGCCATTGTGAAGTCTGCCCTGAAGAATGTTGCCATGGAGAACACCGCTAAGGGGCTTGAAATTGCGGGGCTGGCCGAGAGGGTTCCCGCCAAACTTGATGGCGCCAAGAACATCATGACCCTTCGCCGGGATGGTAAGGACGTTCATTACCGGATTGATGATCCGTTGATGATGATTGCCATTAGCACGGCGCCCATGCAGATTCAGAACGGGTTTTACAAGGCAATGGCTTCTATCTCTGGATTTCTCAGGGATATGATTACCCTTGCGCCCCCCTTTATGTTGGCAAACCTATGGCGCGGCAAGATTGTGTCTTATGTCCAAGAGGGCGTCCCCTTGTGGCGCTCGACATGGCTTGGCCTTCGTGATGCCTTGAAGCAAACCTCCTCTATGACCTCCATCGGGGACGTGACAGGCTTTGGTGGCTACACCTGGGGGCAGGGCAGCCGGGACTTGGTGAGTGAATTGAAGCGACAAGTGCGGCTTGCTGACGGCACGGCTTCTATGCTGGATCGGGCCAGGAGTATTGTCCAGGGTTTGCGGCATGTGGGTGAAGCAACTGAATTTGCTGAACGTGTTAAGGTGGTGGACCATCTTATCTCCAAGGGTATGAATCCCGATGATGCCGCCTTTCAAGGATACCTTCTGGCGCCTTTCTCTCGTCGCGGTATGGGGACCGGCTTCTTTGGTTCCACCGCTTCTTTCTTGGCTCCGATTGTCCCGTTCTTGAACGCTAAAATCCAAGGCACATACCGTCTATTGGAGAATGAAAAGAACCTACCGAAGCATAAGTTTATTATGCAAATGATGGCGCGCGGTTCGGTTGTAACTATGTTTAGTATGGCTCTTGCTGCCCTGGCATCCGATGATGAACGGTGGGAAAACGAGCCGGTTGAACGGAAGATGCTGTATGACATTTTCTATGTGGGCGATAAAACCATTCTTCTTCCTAGGGCGTTTGAAGTGGGGACTTGGTTTGGTGCTATTCCCGTGATGCTTTTTGATGCAGCCCGCAAGGAGCATGGTGGTGATCTTGGGAAGGCATTTGCCTTTGCGATAACCAATACCCTTGGGTTTAGTCCAATCCCGGCCTCGATTGCCCCGCTAATTACAGTTGCAACAAACTATGATTTCTTCATGGGTCGGGAGTTAGAAAGCGCGGGCATGAGGTCGCGGCCTGCCAGCGAGAGAAGCCAAGAGGACACATCTAGGGTTGCGGAAGGTGTGGCATACGCCATCAATAATAGCCTTGGTGAGTTGCCTCGCGGCATGAGAACTGAGTTGTCTCCCATTCAAGTCCAGGCGCTTCTACAGGGCTACCTAGGGACCGCTGGCACTATGATACTGAGTGCTGTAGATGGGTTCCTTGGCTGGTCTGGTGTGACCCCTGGCAAGCCCGCTGGCCCGCTTGGTGATCCTAATAGCCCGCTTGGTATTGCCACCACCCTTTCAGGTGTGCGGCGGTTTGTGAAGGGCGACGAGGAAAAGGTTAGCCGGTTCGTTGGTGACTTCTACGACTTGAAGCGTGAAGTGACGCAATGGACCACGGCCATGAATGACGCCCGGCTTGCCGGGGATATGGCTAGGGCTAACGAGATTGCTTCTGAAAGGTCTGACTTGTTTAGCCTAAAGAAGCAGGTTGATAAAGCATCCCGTGATGTTGGCGAGATTAGCCGCAGGATGAGGGCTATTCAGAACAATCCAAACATGGACCCACAGGAAAAGGCCGATGCCCTAGTCCCACTAAGGCAGCGGCGCAATGAAATCACGGGTAGGATTATGGAGTTGGCTGTTGACCGGGGAGTGCGCTAAACGCCTCCCAAGCAGCTACAGTATCCGGCAATTCATTCTTCAGGATAGCATAGCATTTATCCGCCACCTCGATATGCTCAGGTTGTGTGCCGTTACCGCGCCTTACATCGCAGTAATGCAGCCATGAGCGAATATCGCCCTTCATATACATACGGGTTGTGGTTAGCCCTTCGGGCAGGACGACCCGCGCAACTTCCTTGGCGATGCCCATTTCAAGGGCGGTGCAGTAGATAGCATCTACCTCCATCTTGATCTTTGTTTGGGCTTCGTCCCACCAATTCGCCAATTCTGGATCGCGGCATGGCTTGGACTTTTGCCGGTTCTTTGGGTCTTGCATCCTGGCCGGGCGGTTGCGGGCTTCAGGCAGGGTATTAACCACCATATACCTTTGGCTAAACTCCTGAAAGGCAAAGGACTGATGGCGCAAAATCTGCCTGCTAATATCCCGTTCCGTGAAGATTTCCAAGCACATATTAGCCATAGTGAACGGGGACCAATGCTTATGCTTGATGAGATAGGCAATCAGTGAGGACGCATTATCATTTGGCTTTGCGCTCACATTGCTGACACGGGCGATGTAGCCGATCATCTGATCGGCATTGGGTGTTACCCAAACCAGATTCACTTCAGACATTGTGTCTCCTTATTGCTTGAGGATTAGGGGTGGGAACACTTCAAGAATATCGGCCTTCTGCCTTTTCCATTCATCACGTCTGGCCGCGATGCGTGCTTTGTCCCTAGTGTAATCTTTTTTGTTAATCCAGATTACGGCTGAACATCCCGCAGATTCTCGCGCCTCATGTAGAGAGCCGTGGGCGTTTCTAAAAAACTCTGGCCGCCTTTCGGAAAAGAAATTGAAAAATCCCAAGCCCCATGCTGCTGAACAATAAGCTCGCCTGCGCGCAAGGTATATAGCACGTTTAGCATGACTCATATCGCGCGTATTGAAGCGTGAGGTTTTTTGCACCCATTTTGACATTCTTGAGGTAATTTTCTCAAAATCTTCTGTGCAAAAGACTTTATCGCCCTCAAGCCAATTCCTCATTTCCAATGCCGCCTCCAAAACAACCTTTGGTCTATGTTCGAGGCGCAGTAAAGATTGCAATACAACAGCAGACAAGCCCCGTTTGAGAGAAGCAATGTGTGGGCGGAAAACTTCATCTTTCCAAGACTCCATGCAGTCAATGAAGCCTATTATATCGGAAGATAGAACAATATCTCCAAGGCTTATTAGGCGCGACTTATCATCTTTAAACTCCGGTTGATCTGGATTGATGATGCCATTCTGCCCCATGTCTAGGGCTTGTTGGATGGTCAGCATTGTATCTCCTTATTTGTGAAGGTTATCTACTGCCTGCCTAGCGCGGTCTATCAGTTTTTCCATGCTTTCCCTATGGACATTGCCATTGATGGCTTGTTCTAGGTCATTGACACATTCAGTCAAGATGATGGCTAGACCTTCTGCCTTGCCTTGCCATAAGCCTGCGTTACGGGCTGATTGACCTACTAGCTTGATAGCTTCTAGGGCGCCCTGCTTATGTTCTTCTAGTGCCGCTTGCGCGGCTTTCGCCCGTTGATAGTTTTGCTGAGATACCTCGGACCATTCTTTGCAGGCTTTGGTTAGTTGCTCAATCTCCTTCATGGCATCAGACATAGTATCTGATGCTGCATCTTCATAGTCCCCCCTGCCGGAAAACTTGTATGCCCAAAAATGAAGGCGGTCGAAAATGTGTTTATCTTGCATTTCTTGTAGCCAATCGTTCATTCCTTGTCTCCTTTCTTCCGCTTTATCTGTGGCACGAAACTTGTCTGCATCGGCACCCCGAATGCAGCCCGCAATCCCGGCGTCAACTGCCGTTTTAATTCATCTACCTTAATGGGCGGCACCACATTCTTGTTTCCCCAATTAGGGGCGGGAGAAGCGCAATGCGAATTTGCCACAATAATCCACATCATTTCTTCCCCCTCGCATCAGGCAACACAACCTGAACAGTGGTTTGCATTTGCTGGTAGTCGTACCACGACTTAACGGCTATATTTAAGTCCTGAATAGCTTGCTCAACCGCTGCGCTCAAGTCAGCTTCAATCTCCTCAAGAATCCGCGCTCGTATTTTCTCGCGGAGCGAGCCTAACAATATATTGGCATAATCTTCTGGCCTCATAACTGTCGTCATCCCCGATCCTCCACCGAAGCCCAATACCCCGCTTCAGCCTCAATCTCAACTTCCGCCTCCAACTCCTTCACCCGCGCCTCCAAATCCTCAATGCGGCGCCCCTTATCCAAAAGGGCCTGCGCTAATTGTCCAGCCAAAGCGTCACGGCTATTGGCCCTACCATCCCATTTAAGGGCTAAGGCGCGAACCAAATTCCAATCCACATAAAGTTCACCCTCTTTCCTCTCGTGGATGGCGGCAAACTGGTCAACCTTATAGGACATTTCTTTCCCCCTTCTCCTTCATAACCCTCTCCACCACATCCCGCGTTTCCTGCTCTAACCTATTCCAATCCCCTCGCCAGATGTTTTTAGCCATGTCGTGAATAGCGGATTGTAGTTTCTCGATTTCATCTGCCCCTAGATGTGCGACAATGCTAGTCATTCCGTTGGAGGTTATGAATACCTCTGGTGATCTAAGGCGCTCTACAATGTCATTCATTCTTTGTCTCCTTCTTGTGGAACAATAGCTAACTTATATCCAATAGCCCCTAGCATATCATCGAAGGATTGGATGGATGGTCTAATGCCGTCATAGCGCCATCGGAATATGGCTGCCCTATCATATCCCGCCTTCTCGGCGGTGGCGGCGATTCCCATTTTCCTTTCCTTGATTAGCCTTATTAAATCTAACACCATTGGATGTGCGGGCCTTTTTCCTGGCATATTCTTCTTCCACGAGTTTGTATAATTCCCATCCCTTCAATCCGAAGGGCGCGGCGGCTTGGATTAAAACCTCCACCCTAGGAAGGCAGCGGCCTGATTCCCAGTTGTATAATGTGTTCTCCCCTATCCCCGTCTTTGCGGTGTATGTCATATTTGCCATATTAGCACGATCACGGAGATTGTAAATAACCTCTCCCATTGCAAGGGAAAATTTTGTCTTATCGGAAGAACGCATGGTCATTGATCCTTATTGCCTTGCGCGGGGCTGTGCTGGCCGCCCTGAAGAACAGGGCGCCCTCGGTAATATCTGGATGACCGTACAGGGCTAGGTGCGCTACCTCTATGGCCCTGCCCCATGAATCCCTGTCATCAGGCTCCCTATCCCTATTGCGTGTGCATACCCAAGAGAATTGGCATGTGTTCCCTTGGCGCTGATAGATTACCTGACATGGATCATTGGGCCATCGTCCATCCTGGGTGCGGTTCATCACAACCTGGGCGACTGCAAGCATCCCGATCTTGGGTTGATTGCGGGCTTCCCAATAGATGTTCCTTGCCATGCAATTCAGGTGTTCCACGTTGATTGGTTCTGGTTCTGGTAGAAACTCAATCACGTTCACCACCTCCACCTTGGGAGGATTCTGAATCTTATCTAGGATCAGGAACCCGATAGCGGTGAAGGTAATGGTGTGTAGGATGGCACTTATGAGGTAGCGAGTCATTTCTTCCCCCTCATGCGTTGCACTACGGCATCCCATTCATCAGCGCGATTGCTTGTGTAAGTAGCAATCACTACAAGCACATTTGTTTTATCTAAAAAATATTCGTGCTTGTCATGTGCTTTATTGGCGCGGTGGATATACCAAAGCGAAACAAGGTTCCACCATAGGCGCATGGCGCTTGCATGTGTGTACGGAAACAGGTTCTTCATGTGTCTCTCTTGGGTTAGTCGTTGTCTCAGGTGGTGAACTCGCAATAATCGCACGGCCCGCCAGCGCCACCGTAGCAGCGGTCATGGGCATTGACACATTTCGGCTCACCTTTTTTGTGGCGCACTTTCTTCCTGTCTTCTTTTTCCATGTCACCAAACCTTTTCAGGGCGTATTCCCATTCATGCGGCGGGACTTGCACCAATGGCGGCTTAATTGTTTGATTGGCTTGGATTAGCCGGTCTAGTAGCTTCAGCATATCCTCCTTAGCCACCATAACCACAGCAGGCCCGGCTTCCACTAGGGCGCGGTATTCATCGTCTTTCACTTCAGCCTCCTCCGCAAAGCCAAGATGATATTGGCGATAGCTTGCCCATCCGGCCAAATAGGGTTGCCCATCCCGTCCCTCTCAGTGGCAACGAATGATGCTTCCACAAGACCAGCATTAAGTTGTTCGTCCTGTTTTTGAAGCAGCTTCACAACCCGTCCCGCTAGGCTACCTTCCTCTGCCGCTACAAAATGCCCATCAAGGGCTAGTTGGGCTAGGTGATAGTCCTGCCTTAGCTGGAAATCCACAGCGGCTTCAGCGGCCTTCTCAGGGGGAATCCAGCCTGTTTGGACAAGCCGTTCCCTCACCTCGCATCCGGTGGTGGATGCGGTTGATTCACAGTCAAATTGCATGGTGCTTCCTATGCGTTGCCCGCTGGCCCGTGATACACCACGGCGCCCTCGGATGGTTGTGGCAACATAGTCAATAGATGATTGCTGGTTTCCGTGAAGAAGTGGGTTACGTCCTTCAACACTTGAGCAACCTCGGTTTCCTCCGTGGTCTGCTGCATGAAGATCATCATTGCGTAGATGGTCCCCATAACCACACAGGCCGCGCTATCTGCATCCTCTGTATTCTGGTGCATGAAGTTCAACATCACGTCCCGAACAGACAGGGTGTATTTTTCAGATTTATCCACGGGGAGTTACCTCTTCCATAATGGCTACATACCCGGCAATATCAATATGGCTATCCTGATGGCCGGGGGTTTGCATGAGCCGAGCAATCTTAACCATCAACATCATAATCGCTACATCATAGGCGCTGAGATATTCCTGCTGCGGGCGCTGCTGTAGCCAGAAGTTCCAGAGGGTAGCAATCCGGTTATGGTTTGCCGTCTTATCCCCGTATTCCTTTTCACGAGGACCGGAGACAATCTCCTTAACCTTATCCAGAAAGGGTGCTGATAGCATGGTGTGTCCTTACAGTTTTGCGGTTTGAAATTGTTGGGCAAGGTCCAGAAATACCTTCCTGGCCTCGCGGTTGGTCTTTAACTCCGTGCGGCTGGTGATGCCGCAATGCTCCCTGAGAGCAGCAATGGCGCTGTCCTCAGAAATATCCAGGGCCAAACCTTCCCGGTGTATCCATTGCTGGAACCTTAGATTCCGGCAAAGCATCCCGGCAGAAGCCATAGCCTTATCCCCTTCATCGGCGTCCCTACCCTTTACGGGTTCCTCGTTCTCATCAATGTGAACCAGGGCGCAGCCGAACCTAGAACCTGCTGGCGCTGCGAATAGGTCAAGCGGAACTTGGTTGGGGTGGATGGCAAGGGTGATGTAACTACCCTTACCATCCTGGCGCATTGAAACCTTGACGGCTTCAAACGACATAGCTGCTTCTTTAGCTGTCGCCATTGCGAGCCTCATGCTCGTCTAGGACCGATTGAAGATTAGGGGGCGCCCATCCTGAAGGCTTGAGAATCTTTCCGTCTGACCGGCGCTTTACCAAGCGCGTCTCAGGATCAACCTTAGCCATGTTAGAAACATGCACAGCATCCCATAATTCCTTCATCGGCCAACCACGGGACAGACCGTAACCAATACACACCACAATAATATCAATAATGGCATCGGCTAGGTCGCGTTCCGCAAAGGCTTCCCTAAACTCCTCGTATTCCTCGCGGATCAACTCGGCATACATATTGGCTTGCTTTGGGTTAAACCGATCCACGGTTTGACCACAAGCCTCCATAAAGTCTGCCTGATCGTCAAAGATGCTCATAGTCCTAGTTCCTTCTCTTTGTCTTTGTCTCTATCCGGTAGTGGGGACCAAGCCATGTAATACTTGGTATCATCCTTGATGCAGCCGATTACAGCCACGCCAGAAGATGTAAGCAACAGGCACTTCCTTTCCCTGGGGCAAAGGTTCATGTCGTATATCCATCCCGCCGCGCCAGATAGGGCCGGTATCATTCCCAAGTCCTCGGACTTAGCTTCTTCGCTGCTTTATACCAGCAGCCGCCGATGCTATCCCAAAACCTGTTGTTGTCCTTTTCATAAGCGACCCATGTCTCTACACACTTATGAACGTCATGTAGATACAGTTCCCCGTCGCTTACTGCTCTGGACGCCACTTGAAACCCATTACGGAGCATGGCTGCCGCGATGAGTTCCTTTGTGTGCGCCACTACTCCGTACGCCATATCCGCACCCCTTCCCCTGCCAATCCTGTATTTTCCCGCTGAACGGTAAATTTGCGTAAGAGTTTCTTGCCATGTGTGGAAACAAACACACAGGCTGTGGGGTATTTCTTCTGAACAAAGAAAGACTCCCCCACTTCCATGATCTTCATGGTATGCAGGATAGACTTATTGATAGGCGTCATTTTACCCGCATGTGGAATAGGTATTTCAATACCCTTCTCAATCTCGATTTCCATTCTCTACTCCTGTAATCAATGCCGAAACTGGCAAGTCACCATCTTTATCAATGGGAACCCATTTCCCATCTAAGAGGCCGATCCAATCCCCGGCCTCCCATTCTTTATCTGGCCTGGGCAGAAGGTCTAACTCCCGCTTGATCCATCCCTCCGGTGCTTCCGCATAGACTCGCACCAATCTAACGGGTTGATCCCCTTCGTATCCCACCATGTCTTTTCATCCCCAAACATGTGCAATTCCAGATGATGCTCGGCGCATAGAGGAACCGCCCAATCATCCCCTGACTTCAGCCCCATTGCGGAAGGCTCCGCGAACATGAGGTGGTGAGCCTGCGCCCATCTATCGCAGATCAGGCAACCATGTTCCCTGACCTTTGAGAGATAGGCTTTACTGCGGAAGCGTTTAGTCTTCATCCCAATGGGAATCCAACTCATAGTCGCCATTAGGATCAAACGAAGCGGTTTCCAAGAAGGCATCCTTCATTGCCTGAAGGGCTGAAACAGCGTCACCCGCTTTAGAAGAAAGCATCCCGTTGATTGCTGACCGCAATTTGGAAACTGCTTCCTTTGCTTCTTTGGCTTCTACCTTAGCGGCGCCGAAAAACCCTTCATGCTTCTTCGCTAGATACTGCCAATGGTCGTTCTCCTTATTGGAGTATGCTGCATCCCCCTCAAGGGCGCCCATAAGCCTATCGCGCTGCCGCTTCATTGACGCAAGGGCATCAGTCAGGCGGTCATTTTCTGCCGTTATCAGGCAGAATCTTTCAAAAAGAGCCTCATCCATTTTTGGCGTTCCTAAAAAGGGATTTCATCGTCAATGTTACGGGACGGCGAACCACTGGATTCAGGCTTCTCGTGGGGCTTAGATGCCGATAAAGAGATGAATGTTCCGCCTGTTCTGGTGGGCTTATTCCAACCTGAAAGCTGCATTTTTAGTGGTTCATTCTTCTTCTCCATAGCGATAAGATGGTTCAGGGTTTCCCGAGAGATTTCCAGATTTCCGGTATAATCCGGGGCCTTGGGTGATCGCTTCTTGTCCTGATGAAACAAGACGCCACCAGGGGGGTAATTACTCATGCTGATTCTCCTTCAGGTTTCTTGCTGAGTTCTTTGCGCCTTGCTGTGAAGGCGGCTAAAAGGTTGTTGTAGGCTTCTTCACTAAAATTCTGGACGCGCTTGATTGGACCATTCCTGTTGTCAGCCCAATACTTAGTGAGGTCGCTGTCAGACTTGGCGTCCGGCAGGAATTTTGTGATGGCATTTTCAATCCACGCAACAAGCGTGGCTTCTTCTTCCTTACTGAGCGCAGGCTTGGGCGCCTCGACCTTCTCAGGCTTGCCATTCAACTCATTAGGGTTGGTGGCATCGGCATCCATTTCCCCGGTTTCAATCTTGAACAACTGGCGCATGAACACCTTGTCAGCATAAGACATAGCTGAACCAGCAGACTGCGCCCCCTGGATGGGGTGAAGGATATTCAGGGACGTAAAGTCCTTCTTTTCAGTCCCATCGGAATGAAGGAGGTCAACAGCGTATGAGAAATTCAAGGCGCCGTTCTTCCCTAGGTCCGACAGATGCTTACAGTCTGTCACCCGGAGAACCCAAGTCAGGCCATGCTTTGCAGCAGTTTTCCCAACCTCCGCGTAGTAGTTATCAATGGGGACATAGTTATATCCCCCGTGTTGGTTCTTTACGCCCTTTGCAAGTGAATTGACTTCACTTGTCACGGCAACGATAGCCTTTGCGATGTTAGACATTTTTCCTCTTTTGCGCCCTGCGCCTGTTAAGTGTGATCGTGCCGTCGCCGGAGCCGTAGCCGTCGCCGTAGCCGGAGCCGTAGCCGTAGCCGTAGCCGTAGCCGTAGCCGGAGCCGTAGCCGTAGCCGTAGCCGTAGCCGTCGCCGTCGCCGGAGCCGTAGCTGTAGCCGTAGCCGTCGCTGCAGCCGTAGCCGGAGCCGTAGCCGTAGCCGTCGCCGGAGCCGTAGCCGTAGCCGGAGCCGTAGCCGTCGCCGTCGCCGGAGCCGTAGCCGTAGCCGTAGCCGTCGCCGACCGGCCTAAAGGTGGCTTCCATTAAAGCCCCCAATCATCCGGCACAGGGACACAGAAAATCTCCGAACCCTCGGGAATATCAACATCAGCAATAGGCCGAAGATCAGCATTTGCCTTCTTGGTATTTTCAATCATCCCGGCAAAGCCGATTGATTCCCATTTGAACACATGCAGGGCGCGGGACAAATGAATGCGCCCATCCTTGCGGGTTATATCGCCCGCAAAAATCCAGCCACGGTCAACGACAACCACGGCCCGCGTTCCCGATACCTTCTTGACCGGGGCATATTCAACACCGTTGATAATCATGTTCGTCTTTTCCTTCTGCTTTGAGTTAGACATGGTTACTCCTTTCCTTCTTCTTCTGGAAACAGTCTAGACGCCAGCGATGCAAAGCAAGACCGCCACACGGACAATCTTTCTTCCAATTCCGCTATGCGCGCGACATGTTTTTTATCTAAGGCTATGGCGCACTCCACACGGAGCCTCTCATTGTCAAGTTCTTTTCGCAGGTCATTGGCGGCTTTAATTTCAATGAATGCTTTTCCATCCTTGATGAATGATTCATACCCCTTCATCACAAACCTCCTTTTGCTTGATCTCTTGCCATTGGCTGCACCATTCAGACACGGCACAAAACTCTGCACACTTCTTGTTCTGGCCCGGCCTCTCCACAACCGTTGCCTTATTCTCCTTGGCGTATTCTTCTGCTTCATCCCTTTGCTCAGGATCAAACAGCTTCAGCGCCCGCTTCCGTCCATCCTTGATAACCGCCAACTGACCTGGGCTATACCAGCGTTCTTCATCGGAACATTCAGGTGGATCATTCCAATCCATAAGGGCTTCCGCTTCCTTATGGGTCTTTACCCGTTCATTGAAATACCGCTCTGCCGCTTCCGGCGACCAAAGCGGAATCTCAATAACCTTCATCGGGGCAGGGGGATAATTAGGATCAGTTTTGGCCCGCGCCCGCACCCAATCCCGCATGATGGCGTTAATTGCCAACCCGGTAATCTCATAGTTCTTGGTCTTGCGGGCTAGGTGAGCATAGCAATTAAGCTGCTTTTCCCACTCAGACTTGCCGTTAATCACATTGTATGTAGAGGTCAGCTTGTAATCACTTATCTCGCAGTTAAGGGTTCCATCTTCATCAAGGTTCATGGACTGAAGATCAACCCCGCCGCTAATGCGCCAGCCATCTTGTTCGATGAACATTCGTTCCTCTGCGCGGTTATCTTCATCGGCACCCTTCTCGACCACCTCATGCAAAGCGGTCCCAATCAATGCCCACAGCTTATCAGCTACGTCCTCTACAATTTCATCTTCATGCCTCTGAGTTAGCAGCCTAACGCGCGGGCTGCCAATCAACTGAGTGACGGAGATATGGGCATCGCCCCGGCTGTAGGTATTACGATTTGCAAAGTTGACTAGGGTTTGCGGCAAGCCATACTTGTTGGTTAGTTTTGCCATTTACTGTCTCCTTGTTATGGCGTATATACAGGAACATTTAGTGGATTTCAAGAGGTTTTTTATGGTAACTTTCACCATTTATGGTGAGCCTGCGTCTAAGGCTAATAGTCGCAGGCTCGTCAAACGGGGCAAGCGTGTTATCCCCATCAAGTCAGCAAAGGCGCTGGATTACTGTGACGCCTTCATCAAGCAATGTCCGGTGCTGGATACCTTAATGGATGGTGAGTTGGTTGCTCACATTCATATTTGGTATGCTAGTCAGCGCCCGGACTTGGACCCTAGTTTGATTCTGGATTTAATGCAGGAGCGCATTTACCAGAACGACAGGCAGGTTAGAGAAATGCACCTATACCATTGGATTGATAAAGATAATCCAAGGGCGCAGATCACTATAGAAAGAAGGTCGTTATAAGCCAGTGGGCGGCAAGGCTTCCCAATAGAAAGCCTGACAAGGCGACCAAAAGAATGATGGCTGTTGCTTTAGTCCTGCTCATGCGTCTAACCCTTTATGATTGTGTAGATAAACAGACCGAGCGCCACGATGAATGTGTAGATACCCAGCGTCCGTTCCACTTTATCGCTGGGCCACACCGCCATTAACAGGCTGAATGTGGCAACGAAAGCAAGTATGCACAACCAGAAGATCATGGCATATCCTTCAGGGCCTTTGCCCGTAGGGCGTTGATGATTTCCACGGCGCCCTGCAATCCCTGCTTAGGAGCCTTGTGATAAGAAACGATAATGGTCCCCCTGTCTGAAATGGTTTCCCTGGTTGCCCTTGGTTCTTCGCAAGCCTTCTGGACTGCGAGAAGGGCGGCAAGGTATCCGTCCCGATAGCCGGTAGCCATGATGCGCTTGGCGTCTGAGGCTGTGTAGATTGGTTCATTCATATGCAGCCGCCCTTGCCCGTAGCGCGGTGGCGCATAGGGCTAGTGCAGTAGAGCGGAATGATCGCGTAGCCAAATCGGCGGAAGATGGCCCGAAGCAGTTTCATGGTTTTACCCCGCATGAAACGACGCGCAGATAACGCCAATCTTGGTGCTGGGCACGGCGTCGCCAATAAGACGCGCCGTGACAAGATGGGGACTGTCGCACCAACAATCCCATCGAGACGGCCTGCCTTCAGACCAGCCCGACGCGAAAGGGGCACCCTTTTGGGAAGCCCAGATAGCGCCGTCTGGATGTATGGTGCGCGCTGTCTCTTCATCTGGCGCGGCGACTACTGCATCGCTGTATGTATCATAGTCGTTATTTTGTTCTTGCGAGATATGCCAGAGTTTCATGGGGGCGGGCTCCGTGGTGGTGGGGTCAGTCATTGGTTTTATCCTTCCCTACCGCCTTCACCATCGCGCGGATACGAATAGCGTCACGGAACGCCTCATTAAATACAAGTAGGGCTTTTTCCCATGCTTCAAGCGGCGTCCATGTTTCTGCGCCCTCTGGCACTTCCACTTTGACGCTAACGCTCGCACACTCCTCGCGCTCATTATCCACACGCTCTCGGATGGCTTCGATGATCCGGCTCGCCGTTGCGTCCATAGGAAGGCGCAATTCTTCAGTGATGCGACCAAGGCGGTTAAAAAATTCGTCGCGCTCTTGCTCTGCTTCGCTGGCGTAAGTGCCGGGCGGCGTGTCGGATAGCGTGCGGATGTCGGCGGCGATATATTCCGCAATCTCGGCGTTATTCTCCCATGCCTGTTTCCATTCATACGGCATGCCTCCTGGCCTTTTCCATTTCTCAGGCATTTCGACGCGGTATAAACGGACAACCGCATCACAGGCCGCGATGCACTCTGCCAGCGCGCTTTGCCGGGCCTGGGCAACTAGATTAGCAGCGGATTTTGACGCCACCGGGTCAAGTGCGCGAATCCATGCCGCGCCTTCGGATAGGGCGCGGTAATAGCCCGTGTCGTGTTCCGAACCTTCCCCGGTTTTGGGGTTGTATTTGTGCTGACGGTGCAGTTCCTCCAATCGCCGCGCCGCTTCTTCCAGCGCGCTTTGCCGCGCGGTGGCGACCAGATCAGCGGCGGATTGTGACACTTTCGGATCAATCGCGGCATTTACCTCCCGCCGGATCAGGCGTTGCAGCGCATCGGCTGGTGTCTCGTGATCCTCGATTGGTGATAGCCAATTTGTCAGCGCGTCATTGACCGCACCACGCCACCGTTCCGGGTTCAGCGGCACCCCAGGCTTGCCGGGCCATCCGTTATTGTCCATTTCTATATCCTTTCAGCGGGGCACATGCGCGCCGCTTCCCATTGTTTTTTGCTGAACGGTGTCCAGCGGCCTTCAACCCAAACATACCAACCTGCGCCGTGTGCAAACCTATTTTCTTTCACAACGTAAAGGCGCCCGGAAGCGGAACGCCATATAGACCCGATTTCCGGCGGCTTATCGCTCATTGGTTCCTCCTGTGGTTTTGGATGGCACTGCTGGAAAATGCCAAGGATCGGGTTGCGGGTTTCCAAACGTTACCATTGTCTGTGCTGACGTTGACACCAACGGCACCACAAACGGCTGACCGCCCCAATTTTTCAGCATCCGGTGAATATCCTCGACCTTCTGCACAAGCGCATCAAATTCAGCGCGGGTTATGTCGCTCATTCCTTTTCTCCCAGCACGGCAAGTGCTTCCGCGTGAATTGCGTCACAAACGATTGGGTTTCCAGCCAAGGCCACTTGTACGTGATCTGTATTGGTCCCGGCCAAATACGCCACAAGTTTTCGCAGCCGCGCGTTCTCGGCCTGTAGCTGCTCGCGCTTCTTCTGCTCGCGCGCATATTCTGCCGCGTTCCGGTCGGCCCTGCCGTGCTGATGGGCGCGCTCGCGCTCTACGCTGGCGAGATCGTCTTGAAGGTTGACCTTTTCTGCCTGTAGCGCATCACGCTCGGCGGCGAGGGATCGGAGGGCGGTGGCGTTCCGGTCCATATCAAGGCGGTTCAATATCAACGCCAGCCGTTCCGCTTCTTCCGTGGTGATGGTCATTTCTTCCGCATCTCCATCATCGCATCAGCTTGTTTATACGCATCTATGGCAAGCATGACTTCAACCCAATTTGCCCCGTGCTTCGGGAAAAGCAATTTCATCGCTTCCATCGCAAATTCATCGCGCAGGGTTTTGATTTCCGGCGCTGGTGCATCGGCAGGCGGCGTGTCGCCCCCCACCAGTGCGCGAAAGCCATCCGTCACGCGCTTAACCCAATCAGGATCGCGTTGGCGCCAATAGCGCGGGTCGCGCATCATCTCGCGCAATTCCGCTTCGGTTTCCTTCACGGCAGGCGGCGTGTCGCTGACATAGACTTCGGAGATTAGGTCGAAGTCATGGGGCTTGTTGTTGGTTGTATAAGACCCATCCGGTTTCCAACAACAATTTTCAATCCAAAAGATGAAATCCCCAAAGTTTTCTGTGGTTTCTATTGGCCCAACCACACGCCCGCCCCGCGTCCGGTAATACTTTCCTTCTTGAAGGATCATGTCATGTCTCCTTTGGTTTTACATCTTATATCACTCCCCAATCCCCATTGTCAATAGATAATTTGCACATCAATTAGGGATTGATATTAGTTAGGGCGCCAGCCTGTTATATTTTGAATGATGATCTCATCCTCAAGCCCGTCCAGCTTGGACGGAACTCTGGACCAGACCCCTGTATCTTGATCGTAGTAACCCATTGTGATGATTACCTCGTCCTCTGTCTCAGTCCTGAGTGTCAGGACGGTTCCATCTTTAGGTGCATTTCTCATATTGAACCAGACCGTATCTGATTGTTTGTGTGGATTGATTTCCTGAATTACCTCTCCGGTCTTAGGATCAATCCTTCTTACATTAGAAGCTGGTCCAAACTTCTGCTTCTGCCAGAATTGTTTGGTATTCACCTTTGGTTTATTTGGTTTCTTAATTCCCTTTTGTTGTTTGGCGAGATATTCAATCTCGCTTTCTCTCCTATTTCTATATTTGATCTTCATTCTATATATCCTTTTCTATGGTTTCATTGTTACCCTAGGAGCAATGTCCCACCCTCCGCCCCAAAAATTGATTTCGGGGCGCCGGGTAAAAACAAATTCGTAATTCTCTCTGCCTCGCGCGTTTTGCTACGGTGCTCATTCCCATTCTCAGGGAACTGCCCTGCCCACCCTGCTTCCGGTGGATTTCTAGAACATCGCCCTCAGTAATTACGAACTGGGGCCGGGGTCGGAGTCTGTTTCCCCGCGCGACATCACCGCTTACTAGTCCAGGGTTTCGGCATCCTGGGAGTTGCATCTGTCAGTGGGGAGAGCAACGGTAGCAGCCCCTTGGATTTCTCCAAAAAGAACCTTGACTACCAGACTGAAATGGGAGATAAAATCGCCTATGGCGTTCTCGCCCACCTTGGTCTGAACAAGGTGACTTTTTAAGGGGGACGCTTTTGCAGAGCGTTCCCCTTCCTCATTTTGTAGCATCCCTATTATATCGGCGCAAGAGAAAAAATAGGTTGAAATTATCCCCAAAATATGTTAGCGCCCCGATAGTTTTGCACAAAAGGGGAGACTTATGCAAAAGCTGACAGACCAAGAGTTCATTAAAGCATGGCATGATGGGCAGGGTTCTCCTGCCAAGGTATCAAAGCTAACCGGCGTTGATCTAAGGACAATTTACCGGCGCCGAGATAAGCTAATGGGCACGGGTATTAACCTGGAAACCATTAAGGCTAATGGGATGAGCAATCGTCCAGTAGAGTATATCAAGAGGGCGCCGGTCAACATTGATTCAGGCGCCATTGTTATATTCAGTGACGCCCATTGGTGGCCCAAGGCCAATCTAACCCCAGCCAATCATGCTTTGCTTAAAGTTATCAATGATCTAAAGCCCAAGGCCGTAATTGCCAACGGGGACATTCTTGATGGGGCTTCTATCTCTCGCCATGATCCTGAAGGCTGGCGTGATGTTCCGCCTCTCCATGCTGAGTTGGATGAAGTAAAGCAGCGTATGGCTGAGATTCAAGAGGCCGCTAGCGGGGCTGAGTTGCTTCGGACAATCGGCAACCACGACATTCGGTTTGACAAGCGGCTTGCCCTACAAGCCCCTGATTACCGCCACCTAGCGGGCATGATGCTGCGCCATCACCTAGAGGATTGGCAGGAATCCATGTCAATCGAGATTAACAACAGCGTGATTGTGAAGCACCGCTGGCATAACGGTATCCATGGCGCCTATAACAATGTCCTGCGGGCTGGCCGGTCTATTGTGACGGGGCACTTGCATCGGCTTCAGGTGACGCCCTGGACCGACTACAACGGGCGCCGGTTTGGTATTGACTGCGGCACCCTGGCTGACATTGGCGGTCCTCAGTTTGACTATGATGAGGATAGCCCTAAAAATTGGGGGCAGGGTTTTGTGGTGCTGACCTTTCATAAGGGTCAGTTGTTGCCGCCTGAGATTTGTGAAGTGTTGGGTGGGCGCGCGTTCTTCCGGGGGAGTCTGGTCTATGAAGCGAAAGATTCCAAGCCGAATAAAGGAACTGGCAAAGCTCCCGCCCGGCCCCGTTCTAAAGCTCGAAATTGAATGTTCTGCCTGCGGGTATGAATGGATTGCCGCTACTGTAAAGCATCCGTTGTATTTCCGGTGTCCGTCCTGTGGAAAGAGGAAGGGTGAACGGAAGGATGATGGGTCTAGTGCGGTGATCGCCGTTATCACTGGCGCTTTTGATAATTGAATCTCGGGCGCCTTAGTGGTATTTAGATAGCAACCAGCTACCCTAGTCTCCCCAGATCGGGTCGCAATGCTGGTGCAACAGGTGAAACGTGAGCCTGTAACTCAACGGGGAAATGATGCTGGCAGATTATGTCATAACCCGCGCCAATCGTGGGGAGAACAGGGTATTTTGCCCGTCATGCGGGCCACAGCGAAGGAACAAGTCAGACACGCCATTATCTCTCCGGGATGAAGGAGACAGGGTGGTATATCATTGCCACCATTGCGGGATAAGCGGTGTATCTAAGCGAGAAGAACCCAAAAGGAGAGTTGAAGTGCAGCAGACCAGTGTTGTTCCTATGAAGAAGATTGAGAAGGCTGATCTGACAATGGATGCCCTGGCATGGTTAGAAGAACGGGGTATTTCGTCCGAGGTTGCAGAGGCAGCAGGAATCATCAGCGGCAAGGCTTTCTTTCGCAAGTTGAATAGGGAAGCTGATGCGGTTGGCTTTGTGTATAGACATAAAGACAATGACTATGCCGTGAAATGGCGGTGTATTGAGGAGAAGGCTTTTTCTCAGACTGGATCGGCGCAAACCCTATACCTTGCTGATAAGTGTGTGGTTGGTGAGCCGGTCCTGATCACAGAAGGAGAAGGTGATGCAATTTCCTTCTGGCAGGCCGGGATGGCTGCCGCCTCTATTCCATCAGGGGCGATTGAGGCTAACACACAGGATGATGCCTCTCGTTTGAAATGGATGGCGCATCATGACGAGTTACTAGCTAAGGCGCCTGACATTTACCTAGCGGTGGATGCTGACGGTCCAGGCCAAACCACGGCTAATGAGTTGGCCCGGCGCCTGGGTAAAGCTAAGTGTTGGAAAGTCACCTATCCCCAAGGCTGTAAGGATGCCAATGACGTATTGGTGAAGCATGGCCCTGATGCCCTGCGAGATTGTATTAAGAACGCTGTCCGTTGGCCCATTGAAGGGGTTGCCAGCGCCTCCGATTATCTGGATAGGGTTGTGGACCTTTACCGGAAGGGGATGCCCCCTGGCCTTTCTACGGGCTTTAAGAGCGTGGATGAGTTTTTCACATTGAATCCTGGCAACTTGGTTGTGGTGACGGGCGTTCCCAATTCCGGAAAGTCTCCCTTCATTGATACCATTATGGTCAATGCGATGAGGTTACATGATTGGCGCGTGGCTTTCGCGGCCTTTGAATCTCCTCCTGCTATGCACCTAGCCCGGCTGGCTGCCCTGAAAACCGGCAAGCCCTTTGGTGATGGCCCTACCCCCCGTATGAATGAGGGGACACTGCTAGAGGCTATGGCGTGGCTGAATGAACGGGTGACGTTGCTCACGCATGACGGGGTTATGCCGACGCCTGAGAGTTTGATCGAACGTTTTGAAACCGCCGTGAGGCGGATGGGTGTTAAGGCTTGCGTGGTTGATCCGTTTAATTTCGTGAAGCTAAATGCCAAGGAAGGTGGCGGTATAGATACCGCTGCGATTGGGGAAATGCTGGCAAAGTTCAAGATGTTTGCTGAACGCGCCGAGGTTGTGTTCTTTATCATCGCGCACCCTGCAAAGCCGATGGGGCAAAGCGCCGATTGGGTTCCTGGCGGGTATGCTATTTCCCATAGTGCTGAGTGGTATAACCGGCCTGACTTTGGGCTTACCATCCATAGGTCCAAGGAAAAGGGTAATGAATTTCATGTTTGGAAGGCTAAGTGGTCGCATCAGGGGAAGGTGGGGTGGACGGGGATTCAGTATGTCCCTGCGACTGGTGGGTTTAGTGATGGTTCTGAGTGGGATTTGCCGGATGAACCATTTTAGGGGTTGAAATTAGATTGATTGTTTGTTATTTAATGGGCGCCGGGAGCCTTCCACTAACGTTGGCTAGATGGCGAATTGCCTAACCGGCAATTCTGGTGTGCCGCTCTGCCTATTGGCATCGGCGTTAAGTCCCCAAAAGGGGCGGCTCGTGTGAGTTTAGGATTGGGAATTACCCGGTCGCTCATTCGAGTGCCGCTGATCTGGATACAGGCCCTCGCCCGTTCCTGCCTGTCGCAATTCCAGAGAGAACACTGCCCGAAACGTGAGGGCCAGCCCTTCTAAATGAAATAGGCCGGGAAGATTTCTCCTCCCGGCCTTTCGATTTTTATGGTTCTATTTCATTCCTTGGGTCGCTTCGGGAAAGTGGTTCTCTCGTCCGCAATGGCTCACTTGAGCAGATTGGTTCTCTCGCACACCATGGTTCGTTCATTCATTTTGGTTCTCTCGCTTTGCATGACTCTCTCACCTTTTGATGGTTCTCTATCCATTGATGGATCGCTCAACCAAGTTGGTTCTCTCGGCATTTATGACTCTCTCTTGTCTGGTGGTTCTCTTTGCCAGAACGGATCGCTCCATAATCTAGTCTCTATTCGTGTCTTTGGCTCACAGTCGCACCGTGGTTCTCTAGCATGGCATGGTTCACTGCATTATTCTGGTTCTCTTGCCCTCAGTGGTTCGCTCGGCGGGAATGGTCGCATCGGTAGGAATGGCTCGCTTGCGGGATTTGGTTCTCTGCCGCTTCGTGGCTCGCTCATAAAGGTTGGTTCTCTCTTTTGAGATGGCTCGCTTCGCTTGGGTGGTTCTCTCGCTTGATTTGGCTCGTTCACGTCGAGTGGTTCTCTCGGCTGCTGTGGCTCACTTATCCTTGGTTACTTCCAATTAGGAGGCGCGATGTAGTGTGCATGGCCCCCAATAGCAATGATATAGGGCTTAGGCGGTGGTGATCCTGTCTCAATCTCCCAAGCCACATGCTGCCAGTGTGACAGGAATAGCTTTACCGCATATCGCTTCGCCCTGGCGTGTAGCTGTGCCGGGGGTAGTTTGCCACCTTCCAAATGCTTCTTCGCATCTGTATCAGCCCTAAACTTCTTGGCTTCCAAGGTTGCCTTGGCTACTTCCGCGTTCTCGCCCCTGTCATTGCGGGCGATTTCATATTCCTTGCGGGCCTTATAGACCTTACCATAAACATCATCGTCATAGCCGGATACCTTCACGAAGGATTCCCCGGCCTTCCAGCAAAGAACCTTCAGCTTGCTATTCCATGGGCGGATTTGTCCCTTCTCCCATTTCTGAGTGGGATCAAGGCCAGCATAGCGCCAGATATGACCGGCAGTAGGCGCCTTGGTGATGTCAATGTGCGCCAGCAATCCAGCAGCAATGATAGGGCCAATGCCTTTAATGGTTTGTGACCAGCGCCCAATAGGGTGAGCATCGGCGTAAGCAGATAGCGCGCGGGCAATCTGCTTCTCCAATACCTCATGCTGAGTGGCAAGCCAGCCGATAACCATGTTAGGCTCACCAGATTCATCTAGTGAGCGTTCTTGGTTATGGTCGCGGATGCGGTCGCCCTGCATCTGGTAGTAGGTATCTACCAGATAGCGGGCTTCACGTTGCCCAAGGGTTGCGGAACCAGCCCGGACATCACGCGCTAGGCGCGATACAGATTCAAGGTCCATTACAGCCCCCAAATGAACGAGAGAAGAAGGGCAGCAACCGAGAACATAGCCCCGGTCACTGAGGCATTGAACACCTTATCCCATGTATCTCCCCGCTGTTTGGTTAGGGCTGCTGAGATAAGGAAGCTGGCAGCGAATACAACTGCCAGCGTGGCGCTGATTTTAGTCAAAAGCATGTCTTGTCTCCCCTAAAAGACGAAGAAAACATACCACACAAATGTCAAAGACACAAGTGCGGTGATGAAGATAAGAGCGATTGATTCCAGAAACAGGCGGATCATGTCTTGTCTCCGTAGGGTTTAAGGTCGAACACAACCGCCGTGTGTTTCGCGTCAGACAGAAAACCACTCAAAAAATCTACCCGCTGTGAATTTCCATCATGCGCGTTTTGAAGATAAGCCAACAATTCCATTAGAGGGATTAGGCTATCCGGTAGTTTGCTATCCCGGCGAAGGGTATCAACCGAATGGTTTTCCATTCTAACTGGCGAATACATACTATCAGGGATAACATGCCCTGCCGCACATTTAAGGCCGTCCGGGCCTCGATAGAGGCACCTGTCATTATCCCCAACACTAGGGCGCCCCTGTTTCACAATAGCCTCTACGATGTAGTCAAAGAGTTCTTGTGCCTCGACAGGCTGGTTCTGTTCGATGCGGATTAGAAGGTCAGTCATTGGTTGTCTCCTTTCCTTCTAAGGAATTGCGGGCAGTTAGAGCGCGATAACAAATTGAGGGATAGGATAGCGTTGTTTCGCAGACATTACCGGTCCCGATCCTACGCAGAGCCTCCCGTAGTTTCTCGTTCTCATTCAACAGTGCGCGCACATCTTCATCAGCGATAGCCCGGCCTTCATCGAGGCGGGCGCGGATGATTGTTGAGATTTCAGTCATTGGTTGTCTCCTTTCAGCGTGTAAATCGTAAATGAACCCCTGGCGCCAATCACGCCCGGACCGACGCACCTATGCCTGAAAACATCAAGCACATGGCTGCGCCTGACTTCTGATAGCCAGTTGTTAGCCGTTCCTTTAGTCCAGCCGGTGACTTGGATGATAGCTTGAAGGGTGGCGCCTGTTCGCAACAGTGCGAGGGCAGTTTCACGTTTGGTCATTGAGTCAATCCTTTAGAATCAGGGGTGGAAAGGCTGCGATAAGGTCTTGGCGTTGGGTTTCTTTTTCCGCCGCCGCCCACGCCGCCTCCGCCGCCCTCGCCGCCGCTTCGAGGTCGGCGGGCCTGCCCGCAATCCAATCATGAATGGCGGCAATGCAATCATGCACTCGTTTGTCAGTGGTGTGTTTGGCCGCACGTTCCACGGACGGCATAAGGGCTGCGATAACCCGCCGCCGCAGGGCCATATCTGACCAATCCAGCGCCCGGACGCACCACCACGCATCGGCGGCATCATTAGACTTAGCCACATCGCCAAGGCTAATCACGGTATCCATTGGCGGATTTCCAAGGGATTTTAATAGCTTTGTCCATCCCTCTGTGCAGGGGGATTGGTCACGAATCTGTTGTAAGGTCAGCATCATCTTCTCCGATGTCAATGGTTTTTGATTTAAGCAGGGCTTCGATAAACTCTGCTACATCATCATCATCTACCCCCGGCAAGTGGCCGCCAGAGGTTAGATAGTCCTTGAGGATTTGATAGGCTGCGAAAGCGGCCCCGGACGTTACACGCACTTGTGCGGCTCCCTTGTTAGCGCCATCAATGCCTCCAAAGCATCGGCGCGGGTTGGAAAAGGGAAGCCGTGAAAGGCTCCCAGATTGACGATATAAAACCAGCCGTTGATTTCCTTAATCATGGCCGGCAAGACTTGGTTGACGTGCTGCGCGGGCCTTCGCACTTTCCTCATTCATAAAGCGCACCACTGCCGCGTGATGGGCTTCATCGCTGCGAAAGTCTGAACGCCTGGGGGAATCCTGAATAGCCTTGTCCCTGGCCTCCATATCCCCGCCCCAACGGGCTACAAGCCGGGCAACGCTTTCGGCCTGCATCCGGTCCAGTTCGGCAAGGCGGGTTGAAACTGCCTTAGCTTCCGGTGAGTCATTATCAACCGGATACGGGCCGGGATTGGATGCGCCGAAGTAATGCCACAACCGCCAAGCCTTGCGCCATGTGTCGCATCTGGTGATGTATTCCTGGCGTTCCGGTGACAGTCTCAGGAAGGCCGCGCGCTGCTTTGGGTTATCGCCAAGCGCCCAAGGTTTCTTGGGCTTGCAGGCTGCGACAATGCGGGCGCACAAGTGCGGCTTTGCCAGAATGGCGGTGAGGAGTTCTTCGTCGGTCATTGGTTAGGCTCCCTGTGCTTTACGATAAGGGCGCGGGCGGTCAGAAGGGCGTCCGTCGCGTTGTTGTGTTCCCGGCCAAAAGGGTTTCCCTCAGAATCAAAGGCCGCATCTAGCGCCTTGGCGCATAGCTTTAGGGCTTTCAGCATAGCGGGGGCGTCTGCAATCAATGGGGCATTTTCTGGCGCGCAATAGGCTACATGCCCGCCATTTTCGGAAGTATCCTCGACGGCCACCCATGAGGGGTTATCGAGTAGGGCTTGGGCCATAACTTCCGGCTCTGCCGTGTGATCTTCCAGCCAAGGCCCCGGCGTGTGTTTGGTCATAGGTCAATCTCCGCTTGCCAAGCCCTCGCCACAATGGCGGGGGCTAGATAAACGGGGCTTGCGCCCCTTAGTCTTTGGTTTGTGTGTTACGAATATCTTTGTATGGTTCACCCTCTGCCGCACTAACTGCGGCGCAGGCGTTGACATATTCCCAAGCGCCCCGGCCTTCTGGTGATTCTCCAGCCCATGCGGCAAGATCGCGGAGTGCCTGCAATAACTGAGGCGCGGCGGCTATTAGTCGGGCGTTAGCTTGGGCGTTGGGGTGAGCCTCTAACCACGGCCCGATTGTCACCGAATCTTCGGGCGTTACATCTTCGTAAAGGTTGCAGATTATGGGGTTATCCCATGCCTTGCCCTGATCGGCCACTATATAGGGCATTTCACTTTCCCGATGATTTACAGCCCAAGGGCCGGGGGTATGTTTTGCCATGGTTCAAGCCTCCTCTTTGTTAGCTGCGCGCAGAACGTAGGCATAGAAGTAACGCGCCCGTGATCCGTTGGCGCCTTTGGGCTTTCGGTATTTCACCGCGTCGGCCTCTGCCAAAAGGCTGTAAACGTCGCCGGTTGAAAGCGTGAAGAAGTCAGGCGTTGCTGTTAGGTGGCAACGGGTTAGGATACCTTCGGCGGTTTCGCGTGTCATTCGGGGCATGGCCTGGGGTTCCTTTCAATACACACAAAGGCCGCGCGAGTAGTAGCACTCTGGCTCTTTGCCTTCCGGCACGTCACCGGGGCGCAGGATATAAAGCGCAGCGCCGCGCGGGTCTGTTTGGACATAGGCTGTCAATTCGACATTCCCACCGCCGATGCGCAACCCGCGCTGCATCATGATTTCCGCCAAACGCTTGCGGGCGCCCGTCTCGCGGTCAGCGATTCGGGTATATGCGCGGCGGTCCCCCGCTGCGATGAACCGGCTGTTGGCGTTATACCAATAAGGTATTCCCGTGGCTTCGTCGCGTTCAATGGCGCCGTTACCGTCGCCACATTCAAGTTCATACCAGCGCCGCAAGGTCATGGAAATCCGGCGCAGCTTTTCAGCTTCGTCTTGCGTGAAACCAAGCGCGCGAAGATTGTCGGCCTGGATGGTTTGGCGCATCGCTTCTTTGCGTGTCATTGGGTCTAGTCTCCTTTGTTATCCGCACTTGTGCGGGGTGTTTGTTTCATATAATAGCCCTGGGGGCTAGTCAAGATGTTTTTCACATCTTTTGCAAGTTTTTTTGGGCTTGCATTTTGGGAAGTTTTGGGGCAATATTCGTCTTGTCAGACTCCGATGGTTAACTGACACACAGTCTCCTTTTGTGCGTCGAGGGGCGGGGGTCTGGTCAACCTCCGCCCCGATTGCGTTCTAGGCCGCACTTGTGCCTAGTCTAGCCCCCTGAGAATATCGGATAGACTGACGGGTTCTTCCCTTGGATATTCTGCCGGGCGGGTTCTGGCGACGGACCGCGCCAGAGATTCGGCGGGATCGTCAAGCCTTACCAGAACGGGCGGCAGGGTGCCGGGGCGGGGGATGGGTCGGGGCTGTGGCATGTCTCAGGCTTCCTTTAGGTCTTTATAGGCTACGGCGTAAACGGGGCGGGGTCCGGTGGTGATGCGCTGCCATCGGAAGCTAGGCGGAGGCTTCTGGCTACCAGAGGGACAGCATAGGTATGACCAGGGCTCGTCATCCCATGAATAGACTGCCGGGGCGCTGTATCGTGTGGATTGATAGCGTTGGCATTTTATATCTTTCCAGTCTTGGCCTAGGGCTTCGGCTATAATCTCTGGAGCGGTTTTCTTGCGTGGCATGGGTCTAGCCTTTCGATTCGGTTAGAATTCGCTTCACCTCAGCGCAGGCTTCGGCGTGTGTGGGTTCGCGGCCTAGCTTATCGGCTAGAGCTTGCCAGATTGTCGGGGGGCGCCCTGGCTTTCGGCCTAGGTGCCCCCATGTGACGGTCACGGTAAAGGGCATGGGTCTAGCCTTTCCTGGCGGGGGTGATGTAAAAGAACCAGGCGGGATATTTCCGGGCGCGTTGCTCAAGATCGGCGCGGGCTTCCTGCTCGGTGTCGAAGGCGGCGCAAGTCATGTATGCGCTGCCGGTGCTGGCGATAACCGCCCAAAGAGGGGCGGTCATTCGGATACCCTTCCGAACCGGGTGTTCATGATTTGCGCTTCATGGCCTCGTTCATAAAACTTGATATAGCAGACACAATCCGCGCCATTGGTAGGCTTGCCGGGGCGGGGCTGCACCTTCTGATAGGCTAGGCCAATCCGCGTTGTGGGGGATTCATAGACTAGAAGGTCTTTCAGGCGGCCAAGAGCCGCGTCAATAAAGGCGGGGCTTCCTTCGACCCGGATCCCGTCAAGCCCATAGGTGCTGCCCTTTGTCTTGTAGGGAATAACATTAGGGGATAGGGGGGCATTCTCTGGTAGCTTGCGCCAATGGGCGAGGGCTTCCGATTTCTTAAAGCGGTCTTGCATGGTCTTTCCTTTTGCGCTTTCGCTTTCGGTCCTAGCCGGATGACTGGGACGGAAGGCGGGGACGTATCCCCGCGCGGGTTAGGCTTGCATGATGTCGCATTTCTTCTTTATGCGTATAAGGTGGGTGACATCATCGGAAACCATAGAAATCGCTCTGTGCCGCGTTACTTCTATAAGAACCCCTGCCCTTTTCGCGTCAATATAAAGGGCGGTTTCCCTTGTGGTGGCTTTGGACTGGTTGCTTTTCCTTACTTCCCACCATTCTTCGCCCGGTTTCATGTTTCTGAGCGTATCCGCCATACTTCCGGGCCGGGGGTTTTCTACCGCGTGCCAAGTGCTTTTCTTTGGCTCTATCGTTTTACCGATTTTTTGCGCTTCTTTTAGGGCTGCTTCCATCGCTTCCGGGTTATTGGCTGCGGCCAGTGCGGCTAGGGCTGCTTTCATCTTTTGGTGTCTGGTCATGGTTCTGAATCCTTTTGGTTAGGGGGACGATACCGCGATAGCGGATTAGATTATCGGCACATCATAGCGTGATCCTGGCGGGGTATCATCCCACCGGACCATAAGCACAAGGCAAGCGCGGCGCGGGCGCGGGCTTTCTGCTCGGGGTTCTGAGCATTGGCTAAGGTGTGGCGCTGCCAGAATAGGCCTCTTTCAATACCTGCCGCGCGGTTATTGGCGGGGGTGGCAATGATGGAAGAAAACAGGCTATGGGCGCCGTTTAGATTGGCTTCTGAGGGGTTAGCCTTTGCCCTGGCCACTGCCGCGTTATATGCGCGGGCTTGGGCTTCTGAGAAGATATAGCCGTTGAAGGCGCGGTATCCTGCCGCTACTGGTTCCGGTGTCATGGGTTTAACCTTTCAACGGTAAAAGGTGAGGGCGCCAAAACTGGCGCGCAAATTAGCCTTGGCGGCATTTCTGCTGCCGGCGCGCAAGATAACAGTATTTCCATCCTGATCTTGGGCTGAGTAAAGCGGGGCGCCTAGGCCCCAATATGCGCCCCCTGAATCATATCCCCCGCCATCTAGGGGGATGCGCCGCAAATAGATGGGGCAAGCCCCCTCGTCCAGAAAATCAGGGCCAGTATATCGGCCCATGGGGGCGCCATACTTGGCAGAAACGGGGGTTATTGGGTTAGCGTATGGCATGGGTCTATTTCCTTTCTGCGCTTTCGCTTTCGGTCCTAGCCGGGTGACTAGGACGGAAGGCGGGGACGTATCCCCGCGCGGGTTAGGGTTCTTGTGTTGCCACCAAATTAAGGAAGGCTAGAACATCGGCGGGAGATTGCCAGCCTTTCACGGTGTCGGAGTCCTCCGCGTATAGCTTCACAAAGTCGCCCTTGGGGCTGATTGCGGCAACCTCTGCGGTCTGGCTTTCCTTTGGCTCCTGTTCGTCGCGGGTGTGGCAATACATGCCATAGCCCCATTGCACTGATGCGGTCCAGCCATTGTCGAAGGTGATCTGGAAGCCTTTGCCGGTCTCGGTTTTGCCTAGGCGGGGTGTAATGCTGAACATGGTTTGATTTCCTCTAAGGGGTTAGGGGGACGTTACCGCGATAGCGGGCTAATATATAATCCTCCCGCGTTCATCGAAGCGGTATTCATTCGCGGCCATACAATCGGCAATATATTCCTCGCTTGTCTCATAGTCATATTGATCCCTGACAAGGCGGTAAATCCAGCTTGTAAAGTCGCGCATGGCTTCTTTAATAGCTTCCTCCTGCTCGGTGGTGGCGTCACCATATCGCGTCCTTCCATCGGAGACTTCGACGCGGATTGACGTATCGCGGTGGCTGGTGATCTTGGCGCCAAGCGAATAGAAGGCTTTACGCTGCGCTTCCTGTAAATCGCGGGCGATAGCCTGCAAGGCTTCATCTTTGGGGTATTCCGATTGAATATCGGCCAAGGCTCCCTTCCGGTAGTCATAACTACCAGAGAAAGATGCGCCATCGCTTTGTGTATAACATGCGCGCCAATAAATCGCGCGGCGGTTGCCCTGCTTGTCTATCTCAATTCCCAATAGATTAGCGGCGGTTTCGATTTCGCCTTCCAGCCAATCGTTGTCGGGATCATGGGATGACAACCACCAATCGCGGGCTTTCTCCTGGGCGCGCGGTGATAACTCGGTATAAGCGAAGGCTTGGATTTCAAGGGTCTCGGGCATGGTCAATGCTCCTATAAGGGGTGGTCGGACGTAACGCGCAAGCGGATTAGGCTTCCTCTTCTTCTTCTTCCTGATTCCATTCGGCATAGGCTTCATCAAGTATTTCTCTGGCCTTGGTGGGATCCATGGTGGAAACATCCCAAAAGCCTTGCTCGTTCCATTCTGCGACAATGGCGCCATCTTCAAGCGTGACCATAGCCAAGCCTGCCGATTCATGGGGATTATAGGCTGCCTCGTCTGCCCAATCGGCAATATGTGAACCGATTTCCCTGGCCTCGAAATACTCAAGCAAAGCGTCAAAATGCGCTATGGTTTTGGCTTCCTGGCAGGCTTTCTCGATTGCGTCCTGCTGCGCGCGCCAATCGGAAGCCTTGCGGGCTGCCCTAAAGGCTTTGGTGAAGGGGTTAAGCATAGGTCTAATCTCCTCTTGAGGCGTGATTACCTCACAAGATAGCCTTCGGAAAGGCTATCGCGTGAAGTAACCCTCAAAACTCTTCCTTCAGTAGCTTTTTAACAAGCTCGTCGTCCCCTGCCTTCAGCGCCGCGCGAATCTTCTCGTTCTCCAGGGCATAGAGCGGGAAGATTGAAAGGCTGGTGCAAAGATCGTAAAACCTAATGCGCGTCATGGTCATAATCTCCTGGGCTTGATTGCCTGCGATATGAATTAAACAAGGCTTTTCACATTGTCAATAGGTTTTTTTGGCTTTTTTTCGTTATTGTTTAGTTTGTAGGTTTTGCAATAGGTTAGGCGGACGCGGGATTGAATGAACGAAACCGCGCAAGCGGGATTATGGGCGATGTCAAGAGGCAAGGGAGAAGATACTACAGGCGCCAAGGGGGAAGGGAGCAACGTGGTTAGCTTAAACCCTAATAAGCGGCCAAAGCCCAAAACCAAGGATCAGTTAAGGCTAACAGTGAAGCAAGAAGCTTACTGCCAACTCCGCGCATCTGGCAAACATGCCACGCAAACCGCAGCTTATAGGCTGGCCTATGATTGTAGAGGAATGGCCTCAACCTCAATTCACGTTGAAGCATGTAAGCTAGAGGCTGATCCAAGGATCGCCCGAAGGATAGAAGCTATCAAAGAGGAAAAAGAGGCATATTCATCGCTTAATTACGAACAAATCCGCGCACACGTTGTCGCAAGGCTTTACATCGAATCAATAGACACCGATTCCCCGCCTTCTGCTAGGGTTCGGGCCGTTGAATTGCTGGGTAAGCTGGGCGGCGTTGCAGCGTTCGAGCGGCAGGCGGAGGATAATACCTTACCACAAGATGCCGATAGCGTAGCAGGGGCGCTGAAAGCTAAGTTAGAATCCCTAATGAAAACAGGCACTTAACCGAAATCAGGTCAATCTTTACATAATCCACCTTATACGGTAACTTATGGAAAGACTATTCTAATCAATAGGTTAGCACTAGCCTAGTGCTAGGTGATAGGTCAGCATCATTGGCCTAACGCTAGATGTTCCTGGTTTGTTCTGGGCAATCTGTTCCTAGTTTGTTCTGCCAGATAGAATCCAATCGGTCAGGGGTAGACGGGGTTCTGAACGGGCATGGCTGGACCCCACCCGGGGCGGGGAGGGGGTAATCAGCGAGCGTGTGAGTGTGGGTGTACATAGTATTCCACACCAATCTTTTCACGAAACTTCATATTCAACTTTAACTTAACCCCCCACCCCCCTGTTAATTTCGGGCCGTTTATTTAATTTCCATTATATAGAAACCACCCCCTTTGCAATTTATGGTCCCCTTTGATAGCCGGTATTGCTATCAGGGGTAGTTATGACGCCTAGTCAGTTTCTGGATGTATTAGCTGCTATGTTGTTTATTGTGGCGGTCTTTGTGGCTGGCGCGTTTATGGGGTCATGGCTGATTGTTATGTTAATAGCGATATTGTTTTAGGGGTTGTAATGTTGGTGATTTTTCTCTAGGTTGTATTGGTGTCTATCCTCCGTAGGCATGTGTCTCCTTTTGAAACTTGCCCGGTGGCTTTAGGGCTGCCGGGTTTTTTTTGGTGATTTATGGACGCTGCTGCTATTGCTCAGATATTGCCAAAGTTATCTTCGATGCCGATTGCGGATCAGGTTGAGTTGTTGAAGCTGTTGGAGGGTTTGGAGGATGCTAAGGATAAGGAAAGAGCTAGGTATGACTTTCTGACCTTTGTAAAGCGCATGTGGCCTGGGTTTATTGAAGGTTCTCATCATAGAATTATGGCGGATGTATTCAATCGCGTCCTCCGAGGGGAATGTAAGAGGGTTATTATCAATCTTGCGCCTCGGCACAGTAAATCGGAATTTGCTTCATATTTATTGCCAGCTTGGTTTATGGGTAATCACCCGGAGAAAAAGATTATTCAGGCTACTCACACTGCTGAGTTGGCGGTTGATTTCGGGCGCAAGGTTAGAAACTTAATCAAGGATGAGTCTTTCCAATCTGTTTTCCCTGATGTTGGGTTGCGGGCTGACTCCACTGCTGCTGGCCGGTGGAACACTACTGCTAATGGGGTATATTTCGCCGTAGGTGTCGGTGGCGCTATCGCTGGTAAGGGTGCTGACCTGTTTATCATTGACGACCCCCACAGTGAGCAGGAGGCCATTCAAGCTGCCCATGACCCTAAAGTATTTGAGAAAGTGTATGAGTGGTATTCATCTGGCCCTAGGCAGCGGTTACAGCCCAACGCGGCTATAGTCGTGGTACAAACCCGCTGGGGGGTTGGTGATCTCACAGGGCGCCTTGTGCAAGCCTCTATTGACCGTGGTGATGGGGACCAGTGGGAGGTGATTGAGTTACCTGCTATTCTCCCATCCGGTGAACCTATGTGGCCTGCGTTCTGGTCAAAACCCGCCCTAGAGGCTTTGAAGGCTGAATTGCCCGCTTCTAAGTGGAACGCTCAGTACCAACAGCAACCCACCTCAGAAGAGGGGGCTATCATCAAACGTGAATGGTGGCGCCGCTGGGATAAGAAGCGGCTGCCCCAGTGTGAATACATTATCATCGCATCGGATACCGCCTTCACCAAGAACAACCGGAGCGACTATTCGGCCTTTACAGTATGGGGTGTGTTTGAGAACGAGAATGAAGGCGGGTCTAACATTATCATGCTGGACGCCTGGAAGGATCGTTTGGAGTTCCCTGACCTGAAGGCTAAGGCTATTGAGATATATAAGGAATGGGAGCCTGACACCTTCCTTATTGAAGCCAAGGCGTCCGGGTTGCCTTTGATTCATGAATTGAGACAGGCCGGGGTGATGGTGTCTGAGTTCACCCCTACCCGAGCATCCGGGGATAAGGTGATGCGCGCCAATTCTATCTCTGACATATTTGCATCAGGGGTTGTTTGGGCGCCGACTGGTAATTGGGCCAATGAAGTGATTGAGGAGTGTGCGGCCTTCCCTGTGGGGGCGCATGATGACTATGTTGATACTGTCATTATGGCCCTTATGAGGTACAGGCAGGGTGGTTTATTGAGGCTTCCAAGTGATGATGAGGACGATTATAGTCCTCCCGCTAGGGCTGAATACTATTAAATGGCTTGACAGGGGTGTTTTACTTGGACCATACCCCGATTATGGAGAGTTTGAATGAGCGTTGAAAAGCCTCTTGAGTATTCATTGGACGAGGGCGCCCCTGACCTTACTATTGGTGTTTTGAATCCAGAGGCCGTCACCATTGAGACTGAAGATGGTGGCGCCATTGTTATCTTTGGTTCTGAAGAAGAAGATGAACCGGAGTTTGGCGCCAATCTAGCTGAGTATATTGATGATAGTGTTATTGGTTCCATTTCCCAGGAACTTATCGCCCATTTTGATAATGATTTGCGGTCTAGGGCTGATTGGGAAAAGACATACAAGAGTGGTTTGGACCTTCTTGGTCTGAAGATTGAAGATCGTTCTACCCCTTGGGCTGGGGCTTGTGGGGTGTTTCACCCTATTCTGTCTGAAGCGGCGGTTAGGTTTCAGTCTCAGTCCATTATGGAGACTTTCCCTGCCGGTGGCCCCGTCCGAACCCACATTGAGGGTAAGGTCACACCGGAGAAAGAGAAGCAGGCCCTTCGAGTTAAGAATGATCTAAACTATCATTTGACCAAAAAGATGAGTGAGTACCGTTCCGAGCATGAGCGGCTTCTGTTTAGCCTTCCTTTGGCCGGGGCTGCGTTCAAGAAGGTGTATTATGACCCTTCGTTCGGGCGCCCCGTAGCAATGTTTGTGCCAGCAGAAGATTTGGTGGCGCCGTATGGGGCTTCTGATTTGTTTTCCTGCCCTCGTTACACACATATTATGTATAAATATCCCAATGAATTGAAGAAGTTACAGGTTTCAGGGTTCTATCGGGACATTGATTTGCCCGAACCCGTGACGCAGATCAGTCAGATTCAGCAGAGTAAGAATGAATTGACGGGCGAGACTGAGGCTAATGCCGATGATCGCCACCAACTCCTTGAAATGCACGTTGAATTGGATATTGAAGGGTTTGAAGATAAGGGAGAGGACGGCGAACCTACGGGTATTGCCCTGCCCTACGTTGTCACTATTGATCGCCAGAGTGGTTTGGTGCTGTCTATCTATCGGAACTGGCGCCAGGATGATCCGCTGAAACTAAAGCGGATGCACTTTGTCCAGTATGGGTATGTTCCTGGGTTTGGGTTCTATGCCTTTGGTTTGATTCATTTGATTGGTGGTATTGCCAAGTCTGCCACGTCCATTCTTCGGCAGCTTGTGGACGCCGGGACGCTGGCTAATCTCCCGGCTGGTTTGAAGGCGCGTGGGTTGCGGATTAAAGGCGATAGTACGCCTTTGATGCCGGGTGAGTTTAGGGACGTTGATGTTCCTTCGGGCGCCATTAAGGACGCTATTACCTTCCTTCCGTACAAAGAACCCTCTCAGGTGCTTGCTGCCCTATTGGGGACTATGGTGGAAGAGGGGCGACGGTTTGCTTCTATTGCTGATTTGCAGATTGGGGACTCAAACCAACAGGCCCCGGTAGGAACCACGCTTGCTCTGATGGAGCGGGCGATGAAGGTTATGTCTGCCGTCCAAGCGAGGCTACATGCTTCCTTGGCGCAGGAGTTGGATATTCTGGTCGAGATTATTAAAACACACGCGCCCGATGAGTATGAGTATGAGACTGATCCGGGTGCTACCCGTGGTAAGGATTATGATGATCGGGTAGATGTGATTCCAGTTACCGACCCTAACGCGGCCTCTTTGTCGCAGCGGGTGGTTCAATATCAGGCAGCCCTACAGTTGGCGGCACAAGCCCCTAATATGTATGACTTGCCTGAACTGCATCGGCAGATGCTTGCTGTGCTTGGTATCAACGATATTGATAAAATTATCCCTTCGACCAAAGACAAACGGCCTGCCGACCCCATTTCTGAAAATATGGATATTCTGAACGGCAAGCCCGTTAAGGCGTTCATCTATCAGGATCACGAAGCCCATATCCAGGCCCACATGTCTGCCATGCAGAACCCTCGTATTATGGCGCTTATCGGGCAGAACCCGATGGCAGGCTCCATTCAGGCCGCTATGATGGCCCATATCAATGAGCATATTGCCTTCCAATATCGCCGGGAGATAGAAGAACAGCTTGGCGTTCAACTGCCAGAACCTAATGCTGAGTTGCCGGAAGATGTGGAAGTGATGCTGTCCAAGCTAGTTGCAGAGGCTTCTAATCGCCTTCTGGCTAAGGATCAGGCAGAGGCGCAACAGCAACAGATTCAGCAGCAGATGCAAGACCCGGTGGTTCAAGCGCAGATGCAGGATGCTCAGAATAAGGCGGCTGAAGTCCAGCGCAAGGTTGCCAAGGATCAAACGGATGCCATGCTAAAGGCGCAACAGCAGGATATTGAACGAGAGCGTATCGCTTCTCAGGAGCGTATTGCCGGGGTTAATGCCGGGATTAAGGCATCAAATGAACGGGACAAGATTGCCCTGACCTCTGACAAGAATAGGGCGGATGCAAAGCTGGCCGGGTTTAAGGCTGGTCAGGAGATGATGAGGGGCTTCAATGGATCAGTTTGAGGACGGCATTCTTATTGCGGTGCGGAAGAAGATTCGCGCGACCATGGAACAGATTGCAGATAACATTGCCTGCGGTGGTTGCGCTTCATTTGAAGAATATAAACGCCAGACCGGGATTATCGAAGGTTTGGCGCTTGCGGAACGGGAACTTCTTGATTTACTTGAAAAATATCAGGAGTCCTAAGTATTCATCCCATAGTGGGATGCAGGGCGCTTACCAGCCCTTAATTGGTATGCGATGGGTGTAGTAATGGAATTGGACTATAAGAAGATTGACCTGAATAGTTTGAAGTTGGATTCAGGTATTGAGGGTAAGCCTAATGTATTGCCTGATCCTAAAGGCTACAAGATGCTTATTATTTTGCCAGAGTTTGAGGAAAAGACTTCTGGCGGTATTCTCCTTCCTGGGCAGGCGCTTGAGCGTGAACAAACCGCTTCTGTGGTTGGGTTTGTGCTGAAGATGGGCGACCTTTGCTATAAGGATGAAGATAAGTTTCCCACGGGGCCTTGGTGCCAGGAAGGGGATTGGGTTGTATTTCGCGCCTATTCCGGTTCCCGCATTAAGATTCATGGCCGGGAGTTTCGTCTAATCAATGACGATACTGTAGAGGCCGTGGTGGATGATCCGAGGGGGATTACCCGCGCATGAGCGACATTGAAGATAAGGACGCTGAGGCGCCTGAAATTGAAATCATTGTGGAGGACGATACCCCGGATGCCGATAAGGGCCGGGTTGTTGCTCCTGAACAAACCGAGTCCGACGACGATATTAAGGTCGGGGACGACGAGGCCACACGATACAATAAAGATGTTCAGAAGCGGATTAAGGACTTGTCCTTTAAGGCCCATTCTGAACGCCGGGCCAAGGAAGCTGCTGCCAAAGAACGTGATGAGGCGGTTCGCTTTGCCCAAACTCTTATGGAGAAAAACAAGCAACTAGAGAATCTAAGGGTTTCTCAGGAAACTGCTCTGGTTGAACAGGCAAAGGGTCGGTCTGAATCTCAGATTACCCTTTTGAAGCGGGCCGCAAAGGAAGCCTTTGAGGCGGGCGATACCGAGAAGTTCATGGAGTTTAATGAGCAACTTCAAAGGTCTATCGTTGAAAATGAGCGGTATAAAGGTTATCGGGCGCCGGAGCCTGAAGCCCAAGTTCATCAACTTCCTCCCCCGCCACCAAAGCCGGATGCCAAGGCCGAGAAATGGTATGAGGCCAATAGTAATTGGTTCCAGGCCGAAGGCGATCTGGAAGAAGAAATGACTGCTTATGCTTTCGGAGTGTCAGACATTCTAAGAAAAAAAGATGTTGACCCCCGTTCTGATAAGTATTATGAAGAAATTGACGCTAGAGTTCGTCAAAGATTTCCCGAATACTTTGGGAAACAGTCTGAGTCGGTAAGTTACGCGACGGCTAAGGCTCCATCGGTAGTGGCCCCCGCTGGTCGGGCGGTCAAGAATGCTACCCGCCAAGTGCGTATATCTGAGTCCACCATGCGGTTTATCCGCAAAGCTGGAATCACGCCCCAACAATACGTTGAGCAATACATGAAGGATAACCCCAATGGCTGATCGCACTCCTCGTTCCCTTGATCTCCGTGAGAATGCGGGGCGCGTAGCCTCTTGGAAACCCCCTTCTATTCTTCCCGATCCAACCCCGCAAGAGGGTTATGTTTTCCGTTGGGTTAGTGTTGCGGCAGGCGGCGAAGATCAAGCCGCTAATGTCACGGCACAAATGAATGAAGGTTATGAGCCTGTTCTCGCAACAGAACACCCCGAGATTAAGGTTCGGCGCCCGAAAAATGCGGAGTTTAGCGAAAATATCCTTATTGGAAATTCGCTGCTTTGCAAGGCCCCGGCAGAAATCATCAATCAACGCGCGCAGCATTATGAAAATTGGACACGGCAACAGATTGATGCTGTGGACAATAATATGTTTCGGGAGAATGACCCTCGCGCGCCTCTGCTTCGCCCTGAGCGGGCATCAAGCGTTATGAGGCACCGTTGATATGGGAATGGTCCTGTATCAATTCTCAATTTTTTTCTGAAAGGAAAAGTAGATGGCTCTTACATCTGCTCCGTATGGGCTTCAGCCCATTAACCTTTTGGGTGGGCAGGGCTTCGCTGGTTCGACTCGGTTGTATTCGATTCCGTCCGGCTTGGCTGTGAACATTCAAACTGGTGATCCGGTTATTGTCGTTAATACCGGCGCAAATCGCGGCACGATTACCCGCATGAACACCACCACGACTGCTACTACCGTAACTTCCACGGGCGGTGGCTTTGGTTTTGTTGGTGTGTTTGTGGGCTGCACCTACACCGATCCGGTGTTTGGTAGGATTTTCCGTCAAACCTATGTTTCTGGTACGGTTGCTTCGGACATTCAGGCTTATGTCGTGGATGATCCTGACGCCATGTTCCAAATTCAGGCTGATGGTTCTCTTGGTCAGACTGCGCTTGGGTGCAATGCGTCCCTGATTCAAACGCGCGCTGGTGGTTCTGGTTACTTTGCTTCTGGCCTTGCGTTGCAGGCTTCGAGCGTTGCCACCACTGCCACGCTTCCGCTGCGAATTGTGGATTATGTAACCATTGGCGATGCCTTTACTGATGTGGTGGTGCGTATCAACACTCACTTCCATCGGTCAGGCAATACCGGCATTGCCGGTACAGCGGCGTCGTAAGGAGGGCTGAGATATGGCTATTAGTCGCGCACAGCTTCTTAAAGAACTGCTGCCGGGTTTGAACAAGCTGTTTGGCTTGGAATATAACCGCTATGGTGAACAGCATAAGGAAATCTATGAGGTGGAAACCTCGGAGCGTTCCTTTGAAGAGGAAGTGAAACTTTCTGGCTTCGGGGCCGCGCCCGTGAAGAACGAAGGTATGCCGATTGCGTATGATAACGCGCAAGAGGCGTTCATTGCCCGCTACAACCATGAAACGATTGCCCTTGGTTACTCCCTTACGGAAGAAGCCTTTGAGGACAATCTGTATGAAAGCCTCTCGATCCGCTACACGAAGGCCCTGGCTCGCGCTATGGCTTACACGAAGCAGATTAAAGCGGCTGATTTGCTGAATCGTGGTTTCACCACCTTCCAATCTGGCGATGGTGTTACCCTGTTTAGCACGGCTCACCCGCTGGTTGGCGGTGGTGTCAATAGCAATCGTCCGACAGTCGGCGCGGATTTGAATGAAACCTCCCTTGAGGCGGCTGTAATTCAGATGGCACTTTGGACGGACGAGCGTGGTCTGCTTATCGCAGCAAAGCCGCGTAAGTTGATTGTCCCGCCGCAGCTTCAGTTTGTTGCTACCCGCATTCTCGAAACTGCGCTTCGTGTCGGGACTTCGGATAACGACCTTAACGCGCTGAAGAATAACGGTTCTATTCCTGAAGGCTATACGGTCAACAACTTCCTGACTGATCCGAATGCTTGGTTCCTTAAAACTGACGTTCCGAATGGCATGAAGCACTTTGTTCGTGTGTCTCAGGAAACCAAGACTGACGGTGACTTTGATACCGGCAATATCCGCTGGAAGGCGCGTGAGCGTTATTCCTTTGGAACGTCTGATCCGCTGGGCATCTTTGGAAGCCCAGGAAGTTTGTAATAAAATCAAGTAGTTAAGCATTAGAGAGCCCCTAATTTGGGGCTCTCTTTTTTTTGTCTTGACAATTTAATACAAAAATTTGTAGTTTCAGCCCATCGCCAATCATCATACGGAGATTGAAAATGAAGGGCAAATTTATTTACAAAATCATCAATACGGTTAATGGGAAATTTTATGTTGGAAGCACCACAAATCATTATGAAAGATTTAGAACTCACAGACAAAAATTAAGATCATCTAAGCATCATTGTAAGCATCTCCAGTCATCTTGGAATAAATATGGAGAAAATGCTTTTGTTTTTGCTGTAATTGAGAACCTTGGGGATGATTGTGACTTGATGGCTGCTGAAGAGGGGTGGCTAAGAGAGCATGTTGGTAAGGAGTATTGTTACAATTCTGGGCTATCCGCAAATGCTCCAATGCGAGGAATACAAAAAGAAAAGCATCCAAATTTTGGTAAACCAATTTCTGATGAGCAGCGAGAAGCCATATCTCAAAAACTAAAAGAATTTTATGCTGCTGATCCGGCCAACCACCCCCGTTATGGAAAGCGCCATACACCCGAGACTATTGAGAAAATTAAACTCAGTAGAAAGGAAAAAATGGCAGGGGAAAACCACTATAGGTATGGGAAAACCCTATCAGATGAAGTGAAGCAGAAAATTAGTGCCGCCCAGAAGGGCGTTAAGCGCGGCCCAAAGATCATCACAGAGGAGGGCCGTCGCCGTATAGCTGAGGCTGCGGCACGGGGTAGCTACAGCCACCAAAAAGGCAAGAAGCGCCCCCAGGAGATTATTGATAAAATCAAAAAGAAAATTCGGGCGCTCCCAGAAAACATAGTTTTCAACTCAGTGAACGAGGCGCTTGTTTATTACAACATCAAATCCCCTACCCTCAACCGATCAATCAAGACCGGCAAGCCAATCAAGAAAGGAAGGTTGACCGGAGTTAGCTTTCAATACGCCTAAAGAAAGGGGGCTTCGGCCCCCTTTTTTATCAATAAAGACCTTGCTTTTATTTTTGAAACCACACTATAAGCAAGTAACCGGGTTTTAACTCGCCATACCAACTGCCCCGGCAGACAAGCACAGATGGTATGGTTGTTGTGCAGGAGTTTCATCAATGGCTTTTTCATCTTTTACTGGGCCACTTCGTTCTGGCCCCACCAAAGAAGGCCCGAACCGTAATACGGGTCTAGCCGTTCTTTCTCAATCCTGGGATTCTGGCGATCTAACTGGACGTGTTGTTGGCAGCACCGACACGGCGGTTTTTCGCTTGCCGCAGGGCGCGCAGATTGTCAGCATTTTTGTGGATCAAACTGTTGCCGCTACGGCTGGCACCACCACGATTTCTGTGGGTAATGCTTCTGGTGGCGCTCAGTTGATGGCTGCTGTTGCTACCACGGCTGGTGGTCGTTTTACTGGCACGACGACTGCCGCGACACAGGCTGCTTGGCAGACCTCTACCACGGCTGATACCCAGGTATTTGTTCGTGTTACTGTCGCTACTGCCACGCTTACGGCTGGTCGAGCGATTGTCACTGTCAACTATGTTCAGCGTCTTGAGGACGGCTCCGCAAATCCGGCCAACAGCCTGTAATTAAGGGAGGGTCAGATGGGTGGCTATGCACCTCTAATCAGTACTGAAACTGGTCGTTCTTCTCAGTGGAATGCCACTGATGGCGCGGCGCATGTTAAGCTGGTCGGTCAAACCTCGTCGGGCGCTAGTATTGATCTTCTTGTTGATGAAGCTGGCCGTTTGTTGGTGGAGCCTCTTGGGATTCCAGGGGTTGCTCGCCAACTAGCGGCTGGGGCGGCTTCAGCAAATGTCGCCCTAACCACCACTGTTCGACGCATAAGCATTTATGCTCGTGGTGCCGATATTCGGTATTTGGTTGGTAGCTCTGCTCAAACCGCCCTTCTAACAAGCCACTTTATTGCTTCGGGGGAGAGGTTGGATATTGACGTTCCTGCTACGCCAAACATTGCTGCTATTCGTGCTGGTGGTACAGATTCAGTTTTGGAAATCACGGAACTTTCCTAATGCACTTGAGGGCCACACGGCTACCGGGCATTTCAGGTAACGGTCGCCGCACTATCTTTATCCCCCCGCCGCTGGACGGCTTGCCCGATGCCGGTGCGGCATACGGCCCGCGCAGAATGCGGTCTGCCTACACTGGCGCCGCTATGCGGGTTCGCCGTGCGGATAATGCTGAACTTGACATTGGTTTCGCCACCACGCCGCAGGCCCGCACGAACCTTATGCCTGTGCCGCTGGTGGATAACGGCCCAGGGATAGCAGGCATTACCACTACGCAAGTTGGTAGTGGCACCGAATTTGGCCAGCCCTACATTGATATTAGGTGGCAGGGCACGGCTACGGCGGCTGGCGCGTTGGTTTTCCGGCAAGGCTCGCCTGTAAGCTATAATCCAGCGGTTCACGCGGCGGTGACGCCTGGTCTGGTTTATACCGCGTCGGTGGGCTACCGCCTTATTGCAGGCACCGCACCAGCGGCAACATTGACCGCGCGCTTAATCCAGCGCGCTGCCAATGGCGCATCAATCACCTTCGGCACGGTTTACAATCTTCCTGCCCCTACCGCAGGGATGCAGCGCGCGGTGGCGATGGATGTTATCAACCCTGGCGCCGTGTATGCACATGCCCAGGTCGGCTATAACGTCGCCATCAATGATGTGGTGGATGTGACGCTGCGGTTCTATGCCAATAATCTCGAGCTAGGCATTGGCAATATCAAGCCGCTGTTGCAGCGCGATGTGCCGGAAGTGGTGGCGGGCGTTGGCGATCTTGATACTGAAACTTTAATGAATTTCGTAAGCGGCGAAAACCTGCTTACGTTCTCAGAGCAGTTCGATAACGCTGTGTGGACCAAAACGGCAGGACTGACTGTTATTGCGGATGCAGCGGTGGCCCCAAATGGGACTATGACCGCAGACCGAATTGTGCCGCCGAATGGAACAGGAAACGCGGCGGTCGCCCAAGTTCTCACCTATCTTTCCTCAATCTATTCGCCAAGTTTTTATGCCAAAGCGGACGGCTATAACTTTGTCCAGTTCTTCTCGACCTTCGCCGCCAGCAGCGGGTTTATCAATTTCGATTTGACCACTGGGGCGGTTACCAATTCGTCTTTATGGACCGGCAGCGCCGAAAATGTTGGCGATGGTTGGTGGCGGTTGACCGTTCAAACCAACGCCATGAACCCGGTACCTTCCAACATTGGCGCGCATGTGCTGGTGACTGGAAATGAGGGCCGCTACACTCCCGTCACGACCGATGGCACGTCAGGCATTTTTCTTTGGGGCTATCAGTTGCGAAACGGCACGCAGGCCGGAAGGTATAACCCCACTACAACCACCGCGATCAGCCTGACACCAGCGAAAAGCGGTTTCGTGGCGGTTTGGTATGACCAGACCGGGAACGCGCGCCATTTAACTCAGACCACAGCGGCTAACCAGCCAAGCGGTCTTATTGCCGGTGCGGTCGTCACGGAAAATGGTCGGCCA